CCTGCGCGGCAGGGAACGGCTGGCTGCGCGTGGGCTGCGAGCTGCACGATCTCGCGACCTGGTGCCGGGATGCGGACGAGATCGACGCGCGACACGGCGACGGGATCGCTGAGCGGACTCGCGCGCTCGCGGAGCGGCTGATGCGCGGGGAGGTGGTCAAATGAAGCTACACATATTCAAGAAAGATGACCGCGTAGAGATCGACGCAGGCGCATGGATCGCCGTAGGCACATGGGTCAGCTACTGCGGCCTCGAGTTTGACGCGCTCAATCATCCGATGAGGCCGGACTGTATCATTCACCGAGCGAAAACTGCGCTCAATCTCAAGGAGCTGAACCAATGACCTTTTGCATCGCATGGAACGCTGGCCGCCGCGTGACCGAAGACGCCTGGGAGGTGAATATCCGCGCGGACACTGGTCGGACCTGGATCACGTGTCGGCTGTGTAGCTGGCGCGGCCCGTGCGGGATCGTCGCGCAGTGTGGGGCGTGTGGGAGTCACTACGTGCGGCTGGATGCGCGCGGGGAGGTGGCACGATGACATATGGCCAGTTACACAGCTGGACGCTACTGTCCGCGTCGGCTGCGCCATACGAGTGCTTCGCGGCCGCGTGCGCCGGGGGGGGCACCCCCCCTCAATGGACGGAGTGCGGCCCTGATCCGCTATCGTGGGAGGCACCGCCCGATGCGAGTGGAGGACTGGTCCTCTGGTACGCGGATGGCACTCTCGATCGGTGCTCTCCGCAGGTGTGGGCGGAGGGCACCGCAGGCCCCGATGGCGGGGCCTACGAAGCCCTGCTGAACTCCGGCCTCGTCCGGGGGGTCGTGCGCGCGTCGTACGCATCCTCGGGTGGGCGCATGGTCGCGCTCTGCGCTGTGGGAGACGAGTGGGCGATCACCATCGGGCGGATGGAGACGACGCCGCGCTGCGGGACGAGCGAGGCGAACATCCTCGCTCTCGACCCGGGGGCCCGGGTCCTGGTCTTGGAGGAGAGCCCCATAAACGCCAACGCGGAGATTGCCCGGCTCGAAGGCGAACTCCGCGACACGATCAGGCGGGAGAGCGACCGCGACGCGGCGATCGACGCGGCGACGGTGGAGAACCTGCGACTGCGGGAGCTGCTGCGCGCGGCTGCGGAGTCCGAGTCCGAGGAGGTGCCGCAATGAAGCACTACACGCACGACGAGTGGATCGCTGGCGCGGTCCTCGATGACGGTGTCTACTGGCGCGAGTCCAACGGCGAGAGCGTCGAGGTCGCGTCCAATGGGTTCACTCACTACGGTCTGCGGGGGGGTGCGAGGGGGTCGATCACGGTGCGCGCGTTCGCGGGATCCGCGATCTCTTATCGCTGTGGCGACGGGGAGGGATACGCGATCGAGACCGATCGACGTGGTACACGGCGTAAGGTGGACGCCCCTTCGATCACCTACACCTGCGCGGCAGGGGACGGCTGGCTGCGCGTCGGCTGCGAGCTGCACGACCTCGCGACCTGGGTGCGCCATGCGACCACGATCGACGCGTGCCACGGTGGCGGGATCGCTGATCTCACTCGTGCGCTCGCGGAGCGGCTGATGCGGGACGAGGTGTCGCAATGAGGCCCTACACCCACGCTGAGTGGATCGCTGGCGCGGTGCTCGAAGGCGGCGTCTGGTGGCGGGAAGCCGACGGCGAGGACGTCGAGGTCGTGTCCGATGGGATGGCCTCGTATGGGCTGCGCGGCGACGCGCACGGCTCGATCACGGTGCGCGCGGGTGCGGGAGACGCGCGCTCCTATCGCTGGGACAGCGGCGATGGATCCGCGATCTCCAATTGCCGGGGGAGCGGCACGGGAGACGCGGTCTCCGATCGCAGGGGCGATGGCAAGGGAGACGCGCGCTCCTATCGCTACGGCTGGGGCACGGGAGACGCGGTCTCCGATCGCAGGGGCGATGGCAAGGGAGACGCGCGCTCCTATCGCAGGGGCTGGGGTGCGGGATCCGCGATCGAGACCGATCGACGTGGTACACGGTGTAAGGTGGCGCGATGAGGCACTACACGCACGACGAGTGGATCGCTGGCGCGGTCCTCGATGACGGTGTCTGGTGGCGCGAGGCCGACGGCGAGAGCGTCGAGGTCGTGTCCGATGGGATGGCCTCGTATGGGCTGCGCGGCGACGCGCACGGCTCGATCATCGTGCGCGCGGGCGTGGGGAACGCGCGCTCCATACGCGGCGGCGATGGCGAGGGAGACGCGACCTCCTATCGCTGGGGCGATGGCGAGGGATACGCGCGCTCCTATCGCTGGGGCGATGGCGAGGGATACGCGCGCTCCTATCGCGGCGGCGCTGGCGTGGGGAACGCGATCTCCAATCGCGACGGTGAGGGCGATGGAGACGCGATCTCCTATCGCGGCGGCGAGGGCGCGGGATACGCGCGCTCCTATCGCAGCGGCGATGGCGCGGGATACGCGATCTCCGATCGCGGCGGCGCTGGCGCGGGATACGCGCGCTCCTATCGCGACGGCGATGGCGCGGGATACGCGGTCTCCGATCGCGACGGCGATGGCGCGGGGAACGCGCGCTCCTATCGCAACGGCTATGGCGAGGGAGACGCGATCTCCGATCGCGGCGGCGCTGGCGAGGGAGACGCGATCTCCGATCGCGACGGCGAGGGCGAGGGAGACGCGTACTCCACTCGCTACGGCGCTGGCGCGGGATACGCGATCTCCAATCGCGACGGTGAGGGCGATGGAGACGCGATCTCCTATCGCTACGGTGAGGGCGATGGAGACGCGCGCTCCTATCGCAGCGGCGCTGGCGCGGGATACGCGCGCTCCTATTACTTCGGCTGCGGCGCGGGAGACGCGATCTCCGATCGCTTCGGCGCTGGCGCGGGATACGCGCGCTCCTATCGCGACGGCGATGGCGCGGGATACGCGCGCTCCTATCGCGACGGCGATGGCGCGGGATACGCGGTCTCCACTCGCTTCGGCTGCGGTGCGGGATACGCGATCTCCTATCGCGGCGGCGATGGCGCGGGATACGCGATCGAGACCGATCGACGTGGTACACGGCGTAAGGTGGCCCGATGAGCGGGCTAGGCTTTATTGCTGCGGAGCGACCGCAGCAATGTGACCTTTGCGGAGATGTGGCGGAATTGCGACCGTACGGCCCGAACGGTGAGTGCGTCTGCTTCACCTGCGGAATGCAGGATGAAAGGGCAGTTGAACGGAGGTTTGTCAAATTGGTCCTAGGCGAGGATGGCAAGGAACTCGAAGCGCAGCAATGAAGATGCACCTGCTCAAGAAAGATGACCGCTCATACCTCGGCACATGGGTCAGCTACTGCGGCCACGAGTTTGACGTGCTGCATCTGGGTCCAGTGGGTATTCGAGCGGCCACGTGCAGGCGCTGTCTCAAGTCGGCGAAGCGCATCCGCAGAGCCAATGCCCACCGTGCGACTTTCGAAGCTAACGACGCGGCTGCGCGGCTGCGGGAGCTGCGCTAATGGGTTATGTACGCCACGTTGCGCTCGTTGTTACCGGGCATGACTACTCGGATGCGATCGACCGCGCCCACGTTGAGGCAGTGCGGATATGCGGCGAGCGTGTCACTTCGCTTATTCGATCTCCTGTGAACGGCTACCGCTCGTTCATGGCGGCCCCAGACGGCAGCAAGCTAGGTTGGCGAGAGTCGGACGAAGCGACCGAGCAGCGTGAACAACTCAAGTCCTGGATGAAGCTCACACGCCACGAGGACGGCAGCGGGCCTTTGGCATGGGTCGAGGTTCAGTTTGGCGATGACGAGTTGGATACCCGCGTGGTGGACGATTCTGACGCTGATGTTCGCGATAAGCGAGGAGTCTAATGGGCTACCCCCGCGAACTCGACGAGATGAGCGACAAGGAGGTCTTCGAGGAGGCCAAGCGTCGCTTCTACTGCCGCCGCACCTTCACGTGCTACTACTGCGGCAAGCCGCTCGGCAATGGTGTGCCGTGCAAGATCCAGCCGCACGCCAAGCAGGGCATCGTCCTGGAGCAGATCGAAGGCGAGCCCATGTGCGAGATCGCGACACACCTGGAGACGATGATCCCGGACGGCTGGGGCTACTGCCTCGTGCTCGCGCGCCTCAACGATCCGCAGGGGGTGATGACGCACATCAGTACGATCCGGCGACAGGACGCGATCGGCGTGTTGCGCAGCTACGCGGACCACTTGGAGAGCGGGGCGCGAGGACTATGATCCGGGTCGCCGCGCTATACGTTGCTAGCGATGGGCCCTATTTCGGTCTCGCAGACGTCGACCCGTGGGACATTGATCTCGACGCGCGTAAGTACGCCGGTCCATGGCCTGTCGTCGCTCACCCTCCGTGCTCGCGGTGGTCTCGCTTGGCCGGGCTGGTCGAGGCGCGCTGGGGCTATAAACAGGGCGATGATGGGGGATGCTTCGCCGCCGCCCTTGCTGCCGTGCGAACTTACGGCGGTGTCCTGGAGCATCCCGCTTATTCGGCTGCGTGGCCGCAATACAGTCTAGCGCGACCTCATCGTGATGGAGGATGGCAGCGATCGACCGATGGCGGATGGGTCTGCCAAGTCGAGCAAGGGCGATACGGGCACCCGGCGAAAAAAGCAACGTGGCTCTACGCGTTTGGCCTTGAGGACCCACCTGTCCTGCGCTGGGGTTACACGCATAACGCCGAGGGCAAGGCGCTTGTCAGCTGGTGTGGAAATCACACTGCGGTACACGATCATCGCCCACGACTGTCGTCAAAATTGGCCTCGCGCAGTCCCGTGGAGTTTCGGGATGAGTTATTGTCCATCGCGAGGCTGGCGCGGCGACCGAACTCAAAGCCTCATTAACATTAAGGAGCCAGACCAATGACGACCGCCGCCGACATGATCGAGCGCTTGCGAGTCAAGTACTCCACCGACAAGGGCGAGTGGGCCACGTTTGCGGAGATCAGCGCACCAGGCGAGAAGCACGGCGTCAAAGCCGATCGACGCATCGACTTCTTGGCGCTGCGACTGTGGGGACGCTCCACCTTGGTGGCCGTGGAGGTCAAGGTCTCGCGCGCTGACTGGCTCGCGGAGTTGGCCGACCCCGACAAGCGCGAGTACTTTGAGCGGCGCGCGAACGCGTTTTGGATCGCGGCGGCCAAGGGCGTCGTCGAGGTCGAGGAGTTGCCGGATGGTGTCGGGCTCTTCGTGACGCATGGGTCGCGGCTGCGCATCGTGAGAGCCGCCCGGTATTACCGGTAGCGTCCGATCCCGGGGCGTCTCTTGGTGGCGCTGCTTAAGCGCCGCGAGCGCGACATCCGCGAGGTCGAGGAGCAGATGACGACGCTCAAGGCGGAGTACGCGACCCTGCGAGGGCGATCAATCTCCGTGGCGGAAATCCGAGAAATCAGCCGCAAGTTCACCGCGCGCTGGTTCGCGCAGCGCTCCCCCGAAGCACGAGCTGAGCGACGACGGACCGTCGAGGATCTTAAGCGCGAGTGGAGCGACGTGATCCACGCGCTGCACGCCGCGATTGAGCGCACAGGTGGGACGCCCCGCGCCTGGACCTGGCCGGGCAAGCAGGTGATCATCGACTGGCTCGAGGCTCAGACCCGGCCCGCCGAGATGGAGCTCAAGAGCGCGGAGCTTGCGGCGCGGCTCCGCGCGTTTGCGACGGAGCTGGAGTCCTCCGCCGATGCCACAGCCCCCGCCAGGGTGAGCCCGGCGCCCCCGCCCTACGGGCTGCCCGGTGCGGGTAGCGTACTGGGCGGACCCTGGCGGGGATCATCGGGGCGCTGGAGCGCGACTAGGCGGCCCAGAGTGATCGCGCTCGGCGGCGACGGCAGCAGCCGCGAACGCTGGGGCTGGGCGACGCCGTCGAGGTGCTCCCCCACCGGGAGACCCCCCCCCTCGCCTGGCCTAGCTGCCCCCGGATAGCCGCTCCCTGCGGCTGTGCTTGACGATCGAGGCTGATCGCGAGCCGCTGCCCGCGAAGTCGCCAGCGGCCAGCACAGGCGCTCTCAGCGCGTCTCGCCGCGATCAGCGGGCAAGGGGCACGCGAGCCCGTGCCCCAAGCCGATGCCCCCCCCCTGCCATTCCGGCGGTGGCAGTCCGATGTTTGACGGCGTAGGATCCCTTACACAGGATCCCCTACACAGGATCCCTCCCACTCCTCCCTTCACGCCGGAATCAGAAAATGACAAAAAAAAGCAGTAAGACGACCGAGCTGACCGCCATGGAAAAAGCGAAGAGCCTGCTCGATGAGCTCAAGGCGATGACCCCGGACTCGGAATACAGCATAGCGACAGTGCTGGTATCGACTGAGGTTGATCGCGTATCGCTCGTGCTCCAGCACGAGCGACACGCGCTCACATCCTGGAGCGAGCCGGGCCCGGAAAATACGGTCATGGCCTGCGCCAAGGGATGGGGCAAGCTGGTCACGACGCTCGAGGGCATAATCGTGGGCATGCGATCATCGCGACGGAGTGACCAGCAGTGCGAATCCAGCGAGGCTGGATTCAGCGCTGAATCCAGCGGAGAAACGAAAAGCTAGACTGGGCGGAATTCGCCACGAATCAAAAAAAACGAAAGAGGTAACTTCGATGACCGTGACCGATGCAAGCAAGTTCGATGACATGACGATCGTGAGTCTGACCGTCGATTCGTTTCAAAAAATTCGCGCGGCTCATGTCGAGCCGAGTCCAACAGGCGTCGTCGCTGTCCGGGGAAAAAACAGGGCCGGGAAGTCGTCGTTGATTGGCTCGATGATGGCCGTGCTCCTCGGGCGGAAGTTCCGCCCGACGCTCCCCATCACCGCCGGCGAGCGAGGCTCAAAGGCACTGCTCGATCTCGGTCGCATCGAGATCATCGGAGCGTGGAAGCGCGACAGCGCCGGTGCGGCGAAGTTCTCCCTCGCGATCAAATCGAAGGAGGGCTACAAGTTCGGCACCCCTGCGGCACTACTCGATGAGCTCGTGTCAAATTGCGCTGACCCAGGCGCGTTCATCGAGATGACCCCGGCGGAACAAGGCCGTGAAGTGCTCGCCGCGCTTGGTCTCTCCGACGAACTCACGCGGATGGAAGACGAAGTCTCTGCGGCATTCGAGCGCCGCAAAGAGATCGCGCGTGACGAGAGATCCGCACGCGCCGAATACGAGAGTCTTCGCGCTCGGACCAGTCAACTCCCGAGGGTCGAAGCTGTCGCGCCAATCGAAGAGCTGACCGTCCAGCTCAGGGAGGCGAACGAGGCAAATTCGAAGCTCGAGCGCAATCGGCTCGAGCTGACCTCGATCGAGCGCGAGGGGCACAGACTCGCTTCCGAGCTCAAAGAGCTGGAGGCGAGGATGGCTCAAGTGAAAGCTGCGATCGAGTCGAAGCGCGAGGAGTACTCGGCGCTAGCGAGCGAAGTCGCGAGCTCGAAGCTGGTCGACACTGCGAATCTCGAGCGGCTGATCCAGATCGCGTCGGCGCAGGCGAAGAATCAGTCGATTCGCGATCAGTTTGCCGACGCCTCAAACAAGGTCGGCGCCCTCGAGGCCCAGCTCTCCGAGGCGAACGAGACGCTGGAATCTTGCCGGCTGGATGTGCGCAAGCTGTTTGAGTCGGTCGACTTCCCCATCGAGGGGATGAGGTACGACCTCGAATCCAAGGCGCTGCTTCTCAACGACCTCCCGCTCGCGCAAGCCTCGCAGGCCGAAGCGATCCAGGTCGGGTGCGCGATCGCGATGCTCGGTGATCCGAAGATTCGCGTGATGTTCATCCGCGACGGCTCGCTGCTCGATGCTGACTCGCTTGCGTTGATCGATCAGATTTGCGTCGAGCACAACTTCCAGGCGTGGGTCGAGCAGGTCTCGAGCGATTCCGCCGGCGTGGGCATCTACATTGAGGACGGCGAGGTCGTCCAGATCACGGCGGGTGACTCGATTTTGGTTGATTCGGATGGGGAGGCGCAGTAGCGATGGGTTTCGATCGCCGCTCGACGCAAACGGGTTTCAGCGGCGATCGAAGCCCAACCTTGAAACGCTTCTTCCGCCTCGCGTCGCTTGTTTTCGGCTACCTCGTGCTTGTGCCGATGCTCTGGATGCTGACAAAAGTGAGCGACGTGCTTGACAGGCGGACGGATGATCGACCCTATTGATTTCGCATCACGCCTCGTAACTCGCGCATCGCGCCTCGCGCCTCGTACCGACACCCAGATACCAGATACCCATTCGACGATCTCGAATCAGAAGGAATGCCAGCCATGTCCGGTAACCTGCTCAGAGCGATGGACGCAACCCGTCGACAGTTCGAGGCCTTGGATGACCTCGATCGCTACATCGCGTACTTACCCCAACCCTCTTTAATGCTGACCGAAATAGCCGCGTCACTGAGGATTCCAGCGGTCGACATTCGCGACGCGGTCTACCAGGAGGCGCTTGACCAGGCCAAGCCGTGGGCGCTCAAGCTCGCAGCGTCGAGCCCCCCCCTGCCACCCCCTCTGCCACCCTCCTCAAGTGGCGACTACTTCGGCTTCATCCCACCTGATCTTGTTTCGAGTTGGCCGATCGGGGTGTCGGGTGCTGTCGCCCAGCTCCAGCAAGTGGACCTCAAGCAGTGGGGCACGATCGCGCTAAAGAGCGGCGTGGATGTCGGCGGCATGCACATCTACAACCACGACTGGATTGCGATGGGGTACCCAAAGAGTCTCATCCGACTCATGGATGTGCTCGTTGACAACGTGTTGTTTTCCAAGGGAAAAATGTGGTGCGCTCGGCTCTATGGTGTGCAGTATGACGTCGTGTTCGAGCGCGTTTCGTTCACCGACACGCAGCGGGAGCACGGATGCTACTCGAACATGGCTGGACTCGGCACGAACCGGCCACCGAGCTGGCCTGCCCCTGAGTCGTTGGTCGCGCTCCGTTTTCATCGCTGCTTGTTCGAGAACCTTGGAGGCCAGGGCATTCAGACTGTGCTCGAGGAACGCGGAGATCAGGACCCGTGGAGCGCAGACAAGATGCTGCGGATCAACGAGACGACCGACTACGACGAGGACGCAACGCCGGGCGGATGGTTGGTTACCGACGGGTGTATGTTCCGCGCGACGGCGCAGGACACGAGCCGGCCGGCGTTTGCAATCTCTCACTTCCAGTCTCGCAACAACGTGTTGATTCGAGCGTCAACGGTCGACAACCTCAACTGGGCTGACGGCAGCAATCGCTCGAAAACCTACGGCGCGGTGATGATCCAGGGATGTCCCGCGTACACGGACGTGAGGGGCGTCTACCACGAGGCCTACGATCGCAAGGTTGTGATCGAAGACTCGGATTTCCACGGTCGCGAGTATGCGCAGCCGGTGATGCTGCTCGAGCGCGGGCTTTCGGCGATTCGCTTGCGCCGCTGCACGCTCAATGGGAGCGGTGGGCAGAACATGATCCGCGTGATGGGGTCACCCAACACAGACTTGCTCGTTGAAGACTGCGAGGGGAACGCCGTCATCGAATTCAACGGAAAGGTGGTCGGCACTGTCGCGAATGGGTTTCAGTCCTGATTGCGTGAGCGGCTCAACTCAACTCAGCACCGACACGAAGGAAGAAGGCAAACCATGTGGACTCAGGACGAGGTGACGGAGGCGGGCAACTACGCGATCCGCATCGTTGGTGGTAGCGAAGAACTCAAGGAGACGGTCGAGCTCGAAGTCGGCGCTGTCATGCCGAGGTGGCTCGAGCGCTGGACTGTGCCGGAAGCAGCCTCGGAGTCCGCTGCGTCCGATGCGTCCGAGATGCCAGCTCGAGGTGGTGACGCTACCCCCCTCTCGTCGCCGGAGGGCGGCGAGGGCGGCGACCTCGAGGCTGACTCCGACGAGTTCAGACAGAGCTAGGGATGGCGAGACGATACAAATGGCGAGACGATACAAGAAGACCGTCAGGAAGACTGTCAAGAAGAACGGCGAGAAGATCGAGCCGCCCGACCCGTCGCCCGATGACGGTGTGATGTTCACCGACGGCGACGATCACCCGTCGCTTCCCGACCCGCAGCCCGGCGGTGGGCGCGGGGAAAAGTGGCCCTTCCCTCCCACGTCGACCCGCTGCAAAAAGCACTCGAGGCTGCGGACCGTTGCGGCGCGAGCCGCAGGTTTGATCGGATCGAAGGAGATGCGCCGATGTCGCAGGCCGTCGACCAAGGGGGAGAGCTGTTGCCGCTGGCACGGCAAAGTCAAAAGCGGCTGGCACGGCCCGCCTTCCATCGGGGCCGCCGAGGGCCGGTATTCGAAGAGTCTTGGTCGGTTCCGCGAGGCCTACGAGGAGTCGTTGGTTTCGCGATCCCTCTTCGATCTGCGCGAAGGCCTAGCAGTCCTCGACTCGCTCGCCAAGCGCTGCATGGAGCGCGTCGAGCAACTCGACACGCCTCAGTTCAGGCGGGCGTCGCTTGAGATGCTTGACGTCCTCTCGCTGGCGATCCAAGAGGGCAACGTTGACGCAACGGCCGACGCGCTCCAGGCTTTGAGTCTTCATCTCCGACGCGGAGCTCAAGAGGACTCCTCGATCAATCTGTTGGCGTCGACGGTCGAGACGCTTCAAAAGAGGGTTGAGAAGGCGTGGGAAATCAAATTGAAAAACGAAGAGACTATGAACGTGCGCGACATGGTCGGCGTGCTAGGCATGTTCGTCAACGTCGTCTTGGAGGAGTGTCAGGCGAACCTCGATCCGATCGAAGGCGAGGCCGTCGCCAAGAAGATCGCCTACCGAGTCGACACGATGATTCGGGGGTTTGGGTTGCGCGGCGTGAAGAAGCCGAGGCAGCGTCATCAAACGTGAGAGCTGATAGCAACGCGAGCAACGCGATCAACGCGAGCAAGCGCCAACGGGAGTCGTGACTCAGCGTGGGCCTGTTCGACTTCATCTTCGACGAGACGCTGACCTTCGAGACGAACGCAGACTACGCCTTGCGCCATTCCGGTCCGGCGCTCACCGACCAAGTCGGCGGCGCGATCGAGCTCGCATGGGACCGAGTCATCGAATCGCGAGGCAGTGGCGAGTTCGAGCGGTACACCCACGATCCGGTGGGGTTCATCGAGGACGTCCTCGGCGATCAACTCTGGGGCGCGGATGAATCGCCGACGGGCAAGCCGGGGCAACGCGAGATCGCGCAAGCCATCGCGGAGAACGACGACGTCGCATGGGGAACGTGTCACGGCGTCGGCAAGACGTGGCTGCTCGCGCGGATCAGCCTTTGGTTCTTCATCACGCGGCCTGATTCGATCGTGATCTCGACCGCGCCGCTGAACAAGCAAGTCAAGGACATGCTCTGGCGGCAGATCCGTAACGCGCACGCGAACAGCCGCACGCCCTTGCCCGGTCGCATCCTAACTCAGCGCGCCGAGATGCCTGGCTCCCCCGAGTGGTACATGGTCGGCTTCGCCACCGACACACCGGCGGGCGCGGACTCGTCCATTACAGCCCAGGGGTACCACGCAGTCGGGGGGCTGCTGTTCGTCGTTGATGAAGCATCCGGTGTACCCGAAGGCGTCTACAACGCAGCCCGTGGATACCTCACTGGCGGCGATGCAAAACGAGTCTACATCGGCAATCAAAATTCTCGGCACGGTCGCTTCTACGATGCGATCCACGGCGAGAACTCAAGCTTCGTCAGTTTCCAAACCTCGGCTTTTGACGCTCCGCAATCCATTGGGAGACACGCGGTCATGAATCAGTCTTGGATCAAAATAATGCAGAAAGATTGCGGTCCAAATTATGAAGCTGACCCCCTGTATCAAGTTCAGGTTTTGGGCGTTCCTCCCTCAAGCGATTCTCACTCTTTGATCCCGTTGTCTTTGCTTGAAGAAAACAAGGATTTGCAACCCGATCTTCCAGGGCGCACGATCGGCGTCGACGTCGCAAGACTTGGAGACGACAAGTGCGTTGCATTCCTGAACGACCGAGGACGACTCAAAGCCCGACACCAATGGAGCAAAGCGAGGACTCACGAGAGCGCGGAGATCATCTCTCAGCTCATGACCAAGTGGCGCGTGCCGAATGCGCGCGACGTGAAGGTCGACGTGACCGGAGTTGGTGGCGGAGTCGTGGACGATCTCTATCGGCGCGAGGTCTACGTCGAGCCAGTCGATTTCGGTGCTGGCCCTCAGGGGGATTGGGACCACGTCATTGGAGGGCACCTCAAGTTCAAGACGCGCCGGAGCGAGCTGCACTACATCTACTATCGCTTGATGCACATGAACCGTCTCGCGATCCCGGAGAGGTACGAGCGGGCGTGGAGCGACACCGTTTCCCTTCGCTCGATCCCAGACGAGACCGGCTTTTTCAAAATCGAGCCCAAGGAGAAGATGAAGCAACGAATCGGTAGGTCTCCCGACGACACCGACGCGATCCTCTGCTCGCTGTCGCGTGGGTCCGTGAAGGCTGAAGTCGAGGGCTCTGGTCGGATCATCAAGCGCAGGCGTAGGCGTGCAGCATGAATCGCCACTACGACACGAGTCGCCGGCTCCCCGGTCGCGCTTTCGATCCCGAGACCCTTCAGCGGCTCGATCTGTGCCTGGACTGCTTCCGCACGATCAAGGAGCACATGGAGGCGCTGTCCTTTTCGGGCGCGGTGGTGGTGGTGGCTGACCGCTTGACCTCGGGTGTGGAGACCGGCAGAGTCTTCACGTGTGGGGGTTGCGGCCTCGACTTCGACGCGATCCATCGCGTCGCGACGAAGGCTCATCCTCTGGCAATTCGGTTTGCGTGGCGGCTGAAATAGAGGCGGCTGAAATAGAGCGGCGATAGATGGCAGAGCGGCGATAGATGGCGAAAAGCCCCAAACAGTTCCGGCGACCGATCGAAGGCGCTCCACTGGAGTCGCTTCGCGAATCGAAGGGTGTGAAGCCATCCACGGTCATGCCTGTGCGCGTCCAGGTCGGCAAGGCTGGCTTCGGCGCGCGCATCAAGGAGCTGATCAGCGAGCCTGGGATCAACGCTTTCCTGCGCTCCACTTTCCCCGGCGCGCAGGTGAGCAGCGAGTTGCGCGACCCGGTCCGTGAGGAGACCCGCGTGTTCTCGGCGATTTCGTTGATCGCCGACTCGGCGGCGAGCGTCCCGCTGCGGGTGTACACCGGCGACCCCGACAAGGAGGATCGTGTCGAGCTCGTCCCCATGAGCGACCCTGTCGTCAAGCTCTTCGATCACGTCAACCCGATGATGGACCCGAGTGAGCTCAGGGAGCGCATGGCGCAGGGGATGGAGATCACCGGGGGCGTCTTCTGGATCCTGACTGACGCCAGCGGCGGGCAGGTCGCGGCGTCGGACAAGACCGACCTGAACTCCAAGATTGTGCTGCCCGAAGAGATCTGGCCGGTGAGCCAGAACGTCGTTCGACCGATCCTGGACAAGCGCAGTGGATTGCCGATTGGTTGGCGCGTCTCGATTTCCGGCGGTCGAACGAAGATCTACGACGCCTCTTCACTCCTGCACTTCAAGTATCAGAACCCCAGTGGTGGGCTCATGGGGATGGCTCCGCTCGAGGTTGCGATTCATCGCGCGAGGCAAATCAAGCGGGCGATGGTCTACCAGGACTCGATCCTCGACAACGGCGGCGATCCCGGCGGCCTGTTGATCGCGAAAGACATGGGCATCGAGGCTAGGGATCGGCTCGAGCAGACGGTCGAGGAGGGTTGGAACGACGGCGCTGAGGCTGGCGATACTCGCGTGCTGTACGGCGACATCGAGTACATCCCCAACCCGATCGGCCCGAAGGACATGAACTACAAGGACCTCACCGAGGTCAACTGGCAGGCGATTAGCGAAGTGTTCAGAACGCCCGCAACTCTGTTCGGCGTTCGCGCCGCGAACTTCGCTGAGCACGAGCTGCACATGCGAATGTTTTGGAAGTTGAAGATGGAGTCAGTCTTCCGACGTTGGGAGTCGTCGTTCAACTCTCGATTCTTCCCGCGCTTGCGTGACCCGCGACAGGCTCGTTACCGCGCCTACTACGACACGTCTTCGGTCGAAGCGCTTGCCGACGACCTGCTGGATAAGGCCAAGCTGATCAAGGAGCTTCTCCAGGTCGGCATTCCGCTCAACGCTTGCCTCTTGTTGGCCGGCGTCGAACTCGATCCTGTGGCCGGTGGTGACGTCTCGCTCGTTTCGACATCTCTCCGTCTGTTATCAGACCTTGGCAAAACGAACGAGAAGAGCACGTCATCGCTGGACGCAGCCAATACCGGCGGCTCCTTGCCGGATTCGAGCACCTGTGCTGCAACGGGTGCGCAGGGATCAGTGTGTCCCTCGGATGCCTCTGAGCTTTCTGAGCGAGAAGGTGACGTGGGGGGGTCCGAGGTAAGTCTCTCTGACTCGGGCCCCTCCACACTCTCCGCCCCCCCCGTTGAGTCGGATTTGGAGGAGAGTCCGAAAGAGGATCTGGAAGAGGAGGAGACCTCGGAAGAGGAGGAGACCCCGGAAGAGACCCAGCGCGAAGCGTACTTGCGCCGACGTTCGATCGAGAAGGCAACGGCAACGCGGCGCGAACCGTCAGAGCGTCGAATCCGAAAGAAAGTCGAGGCTTGGTCGCGCAGGCAGAAGGCTGCTCAGCTCCGGCACCTGGACAAGATCGCGAAGGGGCCCAAGAAGGACTCGGGCGTCTCTGCGCGCGGGGCGCGGGCGCGCGGCGTGATGACGAGGAGCGCGGCGCTCGGCTACCTCGATGCCCACGCCGCCGACGCCGCCGAGATCGCTCGCATGGAGACGACCAGCGATGACGTTACGCGGTGTCGCGCAGCTTGGCGCAAGCGCTACCCGCGCCTAGCTCGCCAGTTCGCCGACGATGGCTTGCTGCTGCGCGCGTGGATGGTCAAGGCAGAGCTGACGCAAAAGGAGCTGGATCAGCTCGTGCTCGCAGCGTCTCAGTCGAAGTACTGGTCAGACGAGCTCGCGGGTGAGCTGGTCGGCGTGTTCGAGTCGGCCTTCGACGACTCGGCCAAGGCGATCGCCTCCGAGCTCGGCGCTGACCCATTCCTGTCTTCTGAGTCGGCGGCTCAGAAGTACATCAAGGCCAAGGCGTTCAAGGTCAGCGAGGGCGTCACCTCGACGGTCGCCGAAGATCTCAAGCGCAAGTTCGCCGAGCTGTTCGCCGAGTCCGGTGTCGGCGGCACTGGCACGCTCGCCGAGAAGCTCCGCGAGGTGTTGCCCGGAGCGAAAGATGAGGTCCGGCTCGTGTTCGGCAAGACGCACCGGCGCGCTCGCACGATTGCGCGCACCGAGACCGGCATGATCGACGGCAACGTCCGACACCAGGCGATGAAAAAGAACGGCGTCGAAAAGCACGAGTGGATCACTTCGGGACTCGACAACGTGCGTGACGATCACAATGATCTCGACGGATTGATTCGCGAGCTGGACGAGACTTTCCCCCTGACCAGTGGCGGAACGATCAGGCGAGCGCATGATCCCGACGCGGGCCCTGAGCAACTCGTGAACTGCGCCTGCGTCATGTCGCCGGTGATTGAAGAATAGGAACCCAACTATGACCAAGCCACTCTCCCTCACCATCGAAGAGAAGATCCTTCTTGGCGCAGCGTCGACGATGGAGCTCGAGGGTCTCGGCGTTGATCGCGTCAAGGAGATCAAGACCGACTCCGAGCACGTCCACTATCGCGGCAGCATGCATCTCGCGGTCAAGGCTGAGGACGGCAAGGAGGAGCGGAGGGTCTTGCGTCTGATCGCGTCGACCGACGACAAGGACTACCACGGCGACCGCATCCGCCAGCGCAAAACAAAGGACGGCGACGGCTGGGTGCTGGACGGGTACCTGCGCAACGGTGGCGTCTACCTCTGGTGCCACAACATGGGGGCGGTCAAGGCTCCGATCGGTCAGGCGCTGAAGACGTGGGTCGGCAAGATCGGCAAGGCGTTCGAGTCGGTGAAGGACGCGGACGCGCTCTTGAAGGCCGCCGGCCTGACAGCCGAATCGTACGCGCTGATGCAGGACGTCGAGTTCCTCAGCGCCGACGACGGACCCGACGACCACTTCAAGTTCTCGGAGACGGTCTATCTCCTGATGAGCGGCAAGGGCACGCGATCAGGCAAGGGCATGATGGGCTCCTCGGTCGGCTTCGTCCCAATTAAGGCGTACTGGCCCGAGACCTCGGAGGAGCGAGAGAAGCTCGGACTCGGCACCTGGGGAGTGGAGTTCCGCGAACAGGCGCTGCTGGAGAACAGCGCGACCCCGACGCCGGCGAACCCGTTCGCGTCTGTGCTCGGCGGCAAGAAGTCCTTCGAGGCGCGCGTGCTCGAGGAGCTCGACTACATCGAGGATCGCGCGCTGATCCCAAAGTCGCTGCTCAGGGAGTTCCGTGAGCGGGCGGTCCTCGGTCCGACGGATGCGGCGGAGAAGCTCTCTGCTCGGATCCGGTCGCGCGTCTTTTTCGACGAGCTCGATGGCGTGAGTCTGCGGCAGATGGGCGTCAGCGTATCCGATGGAGCCGGAGCTGATGGAGCTGCCGAAGTCGTGCTGAATGCCTACACGGGGCAGGCGCTCGAGGAGCTCAAGGAGGGCGATGGGATCGATCTCGACCTGGAGGCGGAGGTCGCCCTGCTCTTGACCGAGCCCGGTGATGCCGACGGCGACCACCAGGACACCGCCGGTGAAGATGTCGATGCCGCAGATTCCGCCGATGCTGCCAAGCCCCCCGAGTTCAAAGCCGCGAGAGGCGTCGAGGGAGACTCGACAATTACACTCGACTCCGACAGTATCGCTGCTCTCCAGAGCGGCTTCGACGGCGCTGAGCTGGCGCTCGCGACGTTCGGCGCGATCCTGGACGCGATCGAAGAGAAGAACACCGACCCCGATCTCAAGTCATCCATCGGGGTCGACAACGTGACGAACGAAGAGCTTGCAGGCAGGATCGGCTCACTCGAGCAGGCCGTGTCGAAGCTCGTCGATTCCTTGGCCGGTGCGAAGGTGACCGCGCGAACGGCTGTCCGTGACGACGACGACGAATTCCAATCAACCGAAATCACAGACAAGGAACTGAGCCGGGTGCGAAGCGCGCTCGGCCTGTAGCTACCATGGACGACGACGAAAAGAACCTGTCCGCGCAAGGCGCGGCTCTGGTGAAGACTCTGCGTGCAGACTTCACCGACCGAATCAAGGGCATGGAGACCACGGCGGAGGAGCACGGCAGGATCCTCCGCCAGCTCCAGGGCAGCATCGAGGAGATGACAGTCCAGCTCAAGTCTCGCGAGCATCACGGCGATGCCTACGTTGATGGCGCGAACGACGCTTTCACGACCGACGACCCGGCGCGGCGATTTAATCTCCACCGTGGTCTGGTCGGCTGGCATAGCGACTTCGACTACGACAAGACTCCGTACGGCGAGCAGGCCAATAAGGAGCTGTGGCCGGAGCGTGAGATCCTGATGGAGGCCACGCAGAAAGCTCAGAGCGCGGGCGTCGACACCGAAGGCGGCTTCGCAGTCCCGGAGCAGTTCAATTCGGATTTCATTCCAATTTTGCTGGCGAAGACCGTTGCCGGTCAGCTCGGCGTGGTGTTCACCGACGGCTTTACCGGCTCGCCTGTTGTTTGGCCGCGAATCGACGCTGCTGCGCAGGCGTACTGGGTCGCGGAAAACGTCGCACCGCCCGAGAGCGAGGCCGAGACCGGTCAGATCTCGATGACTCCTCACGACCTGGCCGCGCTGATCCCGGTCTCCAACCGCCTGCTGATGCAGACCAGTGGTCGATTCGAGACGATGCTCCGCGACCACATGGCGCGGATCATGGCGCTCAAGCTCGACCTTGCGATCTTCAAGGGCATCGGCGCGGCGGGCGAGCCGCTCGGCTTGTCAAACACTCCCGGCGTGGGGACCACATCTTGGTCCGGCGTCACAAAAAGTGGTGCGTCGCAAACCGTGACGGACAAGCTCTCGGCGATGGTCGAGGCTGTCGACACGTCGAACGCGCTCGAGGGCAATCTGGGCTGGGTCGCGCACCCGCAGGTCCACGGTTTCTTCCGCGAGTCGAAGGATGCAGACGGTCGCCCGCTGTTCATGGCTGGCGACCCGGAACGGCCGAGTCAGCCGTTCTTGCACAACTACCAGATCCTCAAGACGACCCAACTCGCCAGCGGTGCGACTGCCGATCTCATGTTCGGCAACTGGGCTGACTTCATGGTCGGGCAGTGGGGGACGCTGATCCTTGACAGCTCGAGCCAGGCTGGCAATGCGTTCTTCCGTCGGCAGACCTACATTCGCTCCGTGATGACCGTCGACATGGCGGTGATGCACGAGGCGTCGTTCAACGTTGCGACCGCCTTCAACGCGGCTGCCTAAACCGGAGAATCAGAATGAACAACTCCCCCGAAACCGCAATGGACGTCGAGATTGTCGACACGGTCATTATCGCGGATGGAACTGGCACCGAGGCTTCGGCTTCGGTGGACATGAAGCAGCACGACTCCGTGCTGTGGGCGATCGAAGTCACCGACATCAACACCACGGGCACGCTGCTCGTCACGATCGAGGACTCTGCGAACGACTCGGCTTGGGCGACGGCTTTGCAGCCCGACGGCACCGATGCGGCGATGGCATCGGCGGCAATCGTCGCCGACGGCGTGTACTACGTCCGCGCCCTCGCGGAGAACATGGACCGCTATGCGCGTCTGTCGGTCGCGGTTGGTTCGGTCGGCGTCGACTACACGGTCATCGCAATCCGCTTTGGGAAGAAGGTCAAGGCGGCGGCGAACACGCTCGGCACGGTCGGTCACTTGCAGCTGGGGCTTCCCGCCTAGCAGTGAGTGGCTTCGGGGTCGGCAGTGTTACCTCCTGTCGGCCCCACCTCTCTCTCTGTCTCTAATCCTCGAACAACGATCGCCAGCCAAGGGCAATCCAGATGGGCGCATCTCAAACCTCGATCGAGTCACTCGTTGGACCGCCGACGGTCGTGATTCCGCTGCTGGCCTACGCTGACGGAACCTACTCCCCCGAGGACACCGCCGTTGGTGTCTATGCGAACGGAGCGACGTCTGGAGTCGTCGGGGCCGCTGCCGACTTGCGCGGCTACCGAGGCGCGATGATCCAGTGCGTGATTTCTCGATTGCCTGGCGCAAACGCGAACGCGCTGACGATCATCCCTCACCATGGACCGTGTCCCGACTTCGCGACCCACGACCCGTTCGGGATCGAATGGGGTTTCTATGCGAACGGCAAGGGCCATGCGTCGCCAGGTACCAGCGTGGTCAAGACCATCTTCGTCGACACTGATCTCTCGATGCCGTACTTGTCGGCGCAGATTGTGATCGCTTCGGGAGCTGGCGCGATCGTCGGCGTGTCGGTCATCCCGCTGCTGCCGAAGACTAGTCCGCGAATCGATGAGTTCCCGGCTGGCAAGCTGCTCACCGTCCTCGATTCCGGCCCCTTGAACTTGGTTGGCTAGCATGAGCTCACGGATCCAAACAGTCTCACTTGCTGTCGGCGAGCCGGTGATCGCGGTTTCCCCTCAGACCTACATTCGCGCGACCAGCGTCTTGTTCGACCCGGACACGGTTGGCATCGACGTCGACGCTGCCGCTGGCCCCGCCGTCGCTGGAGTCGCAGACCTCAACGGGTATCGCGGTGCGATCGTGACGATCTTCCACACGCCGTCGACGACGAACAACGCGGCGGCGGTATCGGCACGACTGAAGCACGGCCCGACGAACGTCTACAGCGAGCACGACTACGTTTCGAGCGATCTGGAGTGGGCCTTTTTGCAGCCGGGGGTCGGTCTCGGCGGCACGATGGAGATGCTCACGTTTCTCGTCGACTCATCTCGCGTCGAGCGCTACCTGTCCGTCGAGGGGTTGATTTCAAATGGGGTCGGCACGATCCAAGCTGCTATCATCACGCCCGTCGGCGCAAAGTATGCCCGCAAGGACAACGTCGATCAGGCCAACAACCTGTTTGTTACAGCGTCTGGAAGTCAGACGTTCCCAAGTCTCGATCCCACCTGAGATCAGTCTCGATCCCACCTGAGATCTCAGTTCGATCCAAACCGAGAGGTAATCCAATGATTAAGGAAGAACGCACGCACACGACAGTCTCGGAGTCGAAGGTCGTCGATGAACGGATGAGCGGCGTTTACGTCGTGAACAAGCGCGGAGCCATCCACTGGCCGGACGGCAAGCTGCGTGGAGAAGAAGGTTACGTCGTGCGCGGGGACGACCCGTTCATGAAGCGGTACTTCCGCGCGTCGGGCACTCCGGCGATGCTCATCCGCGACGACAGCTCGACGCCTGTCCCGCCCGATGAGTGGCCGGCTCGATATCGCACCCTTGCCGGTCGCGAATACATGAGCAAGCTGGAGCTGATCGAGCGAGTGTCGGCTGAGCGCGAAGAGCGCGAGCGCAATGAGTCGATGGAGAGCAGGAAGGGCAAGATCAAGGACAAGGTCTCGAAGGAGATCCCCGATCTCGACGAGGATTGATCGCTGATGACCCTTCCTGCCACAACGCTCGCCGCCGTCAAGGTCACGCTGAAGGTTGACGCCGGAAGCACGACTATCGACGCCGACGTGAACGCCTTGATCGCTGCGGTGTCGAAGCGAGCGGAGCGTTACATCGGGAGGTCGTTCGAGGTCACGGCTCAGACGGAAACCTTCGACGTGGCGCGTCGAACCCGATCAGTCTTCCTGACCCATTGCCCGGTCGATCTCGCGCAGCCGGTCACGATTAAGAATCACATCCGACGGGACTTCGCTGCAACGCCGGCGATGAGTTCGGATCTGTACGCGGTCAACGCTTCGACGGGGCGGGTCTACTTTGAGAGCTACCTGATCACTGGGCCGGACGTGCTTCAGATTGCTTACACGGGCGGCCTCTCCGCAGACGCCGCCGCGCTTCAAGCCATCGTGGATCTGGAGTACGCGATCCGCCGTCAGGTCGCGCATGAGTATCAGCGCCGATTGACGCCTGGAGGCAAGGCTGCGGTCAAGTCGCGCTCGAAGGGGACCGTGGTCGCCGCGGAAGGCGAGGTTAACTGGTTGCAGTCGACCAAGGACGTGCTCAATTCCTACAAGATCGACTGGATCAGCACGCGCAGGTCGAACAAGTAATGGCCGTCGAGGCGAAATCGAATGGCGATCAGTTCCGTCGGCAGATGGAGATCTTCCGCGATCGCGTGGGGATCTCTCTCGACCGAGGCTTCTCGCGTCTCGGGTCGAGATGGGACCAGGCGATGCAGAAGCGCATGCGCTCGGGCACCACTCCGCCTGGAGTGCGCAAGGCACCAGGGCTACCGACGGGTCGTCGCACAGGTCGACTCGCGAGGTCGTTGCGCGCCGAACTCATCGGCGCGGGGGGGCAGCTCGAGGGCAAGGGTCTCGCCTTCGGATCGAGAACGCCCGGCGAGGAGAACTACGCGCGGATCCAAGAGTTCGGCGGCAAAATCGAGGCGAAGAAAACCAAGTACCTCGCGATCCCGTTGCCCGACGCATTTCGAGGCCGTAGCGTTGCCGATCCTCCGAGGTCGTATCGCGACACCTTTGTGTTCGCGACCACGCGAGGGGCGAGCTTTGGCGGGCTGTACATCGTCCAGGAAGACAAAAAAGGCGGGCTGAACTTCCTCTTCGCACTGCGGAAGGAAGTCACGTTGTCGCCGCGACTCGGCATGATCTCCACGATGAGGGCAATCCTCAAGCGGCACCAGCGGAGTACGATCGTCGAGGCGCTCGAGGATGCCGCAGCGCATGCTTTCGGGGCGACAGGAGGTCAGTCATCACTTCCTTCCTGACTGTCGACGTCTTCGACCTGCGAACGCCGTTCACACTTCGTGAGCGCGTCACAGCTGAGGGGCCGGAGACCAATGCGGCTGACCTGGTCGTCCAAGGGCGCACGTACATCGCCGACGACCCGCGCTCGTGGGAGCTCGAAATCCCAACCGAGAACGAGGTCACTCGCGATAGGGCTCTGACGCTGCATTCCGAGACCGGCTTCGGCGCTTTGCCGATCCGCTGGACGCCGCCGAACGAAACCGAGATCAGCGTGTTCATCGACATGCCAAACGGCATGGCGACGACCAGGACATCGGCCAAGCACCATTCGCTGCGAGTTGTGCTCACGGAGTCGAAGTAGTGGCTGACTCCGCCGAGTACAAAGTCTTGCTGGCGTTGAGGTCGCAGCTCGAAGCGATTACGGTCGCGAACGGGTTCAATGTCGACGTGCAGGCCGTCCAGCTCTACGACAAGTTCCACGACGAGATTCCGGTCCATCCTTCAATCATGATCGGCACGATAGACTCGAGCGAAGATCAGCGGACGTGGTCCGACTACAATGCGATCACGCTCCGTGTGCTCATGTCGCTCTCGATTGAGACCTACGCCGATGAACATAAAGAGGTCGGCGAGTTCGTCGCGGACGTGAAGAAGAAGCTGTTCGCCGAGATCCCGATGTTCCTCGGTGGGCTTTCTCGATGGCTGCGAGTTGACACCGTGGATCGCATTCACACGGACGAAGACAGTGGGCGCGCTGGCGCCCTCATGGTATTGACGATCTACTTTCGGCATCCGATCCAGGATCCCTACACTCTGATCCCCTAGACCCAGAAGGGTTCAACAATGGTACTCCTCACGCAACGCAAGCAACTCGGACTGAAATTGGAAGACGTCGAGGGGACCGCCGAGACGATCACCGTGAGTGATTTGGTCACGGTTCGCGATCCGACGCCCAGCATCAATCTCAACAACGTGCGACGTCCGGTTCAGCGCGGTTCGTTCTCGAAGGTCACGTCGGGAACGGGGATCCAAGACGGAGGGGTCACTTACGATCAGGAGTTTGCCGGCCCCGCCGATGGCTTGGTGACGACCGACTCGCCGATTTCCGCTTCGCTTCAAACGACTGGGCATCGTCGTTTCGACCTCTACGCCGTCGAGGTCGCGACCTTTACCGGTCCGCGTGTCGTGGTTGGCGACCTGCTCGTGAGCGACACGACGGCGAGCACGATCCGCGTCGCCGCGTCGATGCGAAAGACCAACTTCGACGCGGGCGCGCTCCATTCGGACATCCTGTTCTTCGAGCAGGTGTCTGGGCCTGGAATCGATGCGACCGACACGACCCTGACGGCGGCGAACACGTCGCTTCCGGTCGCGACCGTATCCCACGGGGGCGGCACGCCGTCGCTCGGCCTGAGCTCCCAAGTCGCGACCCGAGCTGGCACCGGCTGGGTGCCGACGTCTCAGCAGACTCAGACGATCACGATCTCTGGCACGGCAGGAGGTCCGTTCGTGGTCGGCGAGACGATCTTCCAGTCGATCGACAACGCGAGCCCGGCTTCTGCGCTCCAGATTGCATTCGGTCGCATCGTCACCGTGACCGCCACTTCGGTTGAATTCACCCCCTACTTGGGCAACGGCGTTGGCTTCCTGAGCTCCGGCCTGGGAGATCTCACAGGATTCACCTCGGGCGCGACGGCTACCGTGGATTCTGACGCGAGCTCGTTGCAGACCCCGAGCGTCACAGCCAAGACTTTCGAGGACGGGATCGCGAAGACGTTCGCTGGCGCGCGCGGATCGTCGACGATCGAGCTGCCGACCGGTGACTTCCCGCTGTTGAAGGTCGCGCTACAGGCGTCCTACGACTCGGTGGCCGACGAGGCCAACCTCGACGCCGGAGGCGCAGCCCAGGCGATCGTTCCGACCTTCCTTGGCGTCGAGTTCCGCGTGGACCGGACCTGGCAACCATGCACTTCGTCGATCACGATCGACATGGCGCAGAACCTGGTCCGTCGAACCTGCGCGACAAATGCCTCGGGTCTCGAGGGCTTCGTCATCACGGACCGGACGCCGACGATGACGATGGATCCCGAGGCAGTTCAGGAAGTCATCTTCGCGGCCTACGGCAATGCCAAGGTGGCGACTCCTTTCCCGGCCCAGTTGAGATTCGGAAACCACTCATCGGGGACGGGCGTCGACGCATGGCTGCTGTCCTTCGACCAGCTCCAATACGAGTCGCTGGACTCTGGCGATCGCGACGGTATTCAGACTCACGACTCGACGCTTCAGATCAACAGCTACACCACGCTGAACGAAGCTGAGATGTCGATCCTGAACTACAGCCGCACGGTGGTCGAGGCTCTGTAACCTCGATCATTCCATCATCACTCCGCAAACGCAGAAGGGCTAAACCCATGAAACTCTCTCGCAAGGTCGTCACTCACGAATTCATTCCGCCGTCGCAGATGACGGTGGAGATTGAACCAGCAGTCCCCGGCAAGCCGGCTGTTTGGGAAAAGGACTCCATCGTGGAGCCCGAGGTGCCCGAGAAACCTGCCGTCATGGGGCCGTGCGAAAATGCGGCGGTCTTCATCTTCAAGGCGCTCAAGCGTCGGGAGTACACGAAGATCATGATGCTGCTCGCGCCCGACGAGAAGGGCGACGTGAAGTTCGATCTGGAGACGGCGTACTTCCTGGCGGCGATGGTGCTGCGCGAGGTTCGCAACGTGATCGTCGAGAACGCCGAAGGGACGGGCGAAGGCCCGCTTGAAATCGAGATCGACGAGAAGGGCATGGTGCTCGAAGAAATCATGGACCTGTTCGAGCCCCGTGACGTATTCGCCTTCGCCCTGCACATCATCGAGACTTCACAGGTCAAGAAGAGCCAAGGGAAAAAGTGATTGCGGCCGCGCATCGCGTGTATCGGCTCAACAACAGTTCGCCCGATTGTCGGGTTTGCCGTAGGCCGTCGCGCGCTGCGTGGAGAGCTCGTTGGGGCTGCGACGAGAACACCACCGCGTTCAATTCAGTCTTCGCGTCGACCTGCACGGGTTGCTACGGAACGAGCGATGACTGTGATATTTGCAATGGGTCAGGCGTCGAGGCCTGGCTCCGCTGCCCGGCCAGCGAAACTGATGAGTACTCGATGTATGTTGCCGAAGTGTACGCGAACCTCCAGAGGTACAGCATGTGGCCGGACGGCGAATCGTGGAGTGAGCAGGACAATCTGCTGTACTCCGCAGTGATGTTGTTCGACAGCGAGGTGGCCCGGATCCAAGAGGCTCAGAGGGAAGAGGCTGGCAAGAAGCGCTAGATGGTCGATCGCTCCGAGTTCGTCGTCACCTTCAAAGCGAAGGATCTCAATCTCACCAAGGAATTGCGTGAAGTAGGCGCGGAGGGAGCCAAGTCTGGCAAGCAGGTCAGCGATGGTTTCGAGCGAGGCGATCGCTCAGCCGAGAAACTGAGCGCCAACACGGGGAAGCTCGGCGGCCTATTCAGCGGGCTGCAAGCGCGCGTGGTCAGTTTCGGAATTTCTCTCGCAGCGGCGTTCAGCGTCCGCCAGGGGTTCACGGACACACTTGCATTTGGTCGTGCGATTGCGGAGGTCGGCACGATTGCCGGTGTCTCTGCCGACGAGCTCGACGCGCTCCGCTCGAAAACGGTGGGGCTGGCCGCTGGACTCGGCCTGAAGGAGGTCGACGTCGCAGGGGGGCTGTACCAGACTCTCTCCGCCGGCATCACTGATACCGCCGAGGCCTTCTTCGTGCTCGAGGCCGCAGCGCGTCTTGCGGTTGGGGGCGTGTCGACCACGGCTCAGACGGTCGACCTGCTCACCTCGATCATCAACGGCTACGGATTTGCCGCGACCGACTCGGCGCGAATCTCGGATCAATTGTTTGAGACCGTTCGGCTCGGCAAGACGACCATCGACGAGCTCGCCGCGTCGGTTGGCGGCGTGGCTCCAATCGCGGCGACGGCTGGCGTGGAGTTCACCGAACTCGCGGCAGCTATCTCGACGATCACGCTCTCTGGACTTTCGACGTCCGAGGCGACGACGCAGATTCGGGCTGTTATCACCGCGCTAGGCACGCGAGCGAAGGAGCTGCGTGTCGAGTTCGAGCGCGTTGGCAAAACGTTCAGCTTCACCGACATTGCAACTCGTGGTCTCGTACCGGTGCTTCAAGATCTTCGCGACGTTGTCGACGACGACACCGAGTCGCTGATCAACCTGCTTGGCCGCCAGGAGGCCGTCAGCGCGGTCTTCAACCTGACTGGGCAGAACCTCAAGACGTACAACGAGAACCTGCGGCAGACTGCGGAAGCTCAGGACTCGGTTGCGAAGTCGCTCGATGTCCAGTTTGATTCCGCCGCCGTGCGCACGGAGGCCCAGCTCAACGCGCTGCGGATCCGGCTCGAGGAGATCGCTGACAGTTTTCTCAGTGGCATAGCCGGTGGTGCCCCGACGAGTGCGGAGCAGTTCAGCCAGCAGCTCGAGACGCTTGCGACTCCTGGCCTCGAGGGCGATGCCGCTGGGTTTTTCGGAACCCAGCTCCGCAAGACGGGGCTTGTCCTGGATTCGCTCGCTCTCGACGCGAGTCGATTGGGACTCATCATCGGAGAGGCGTTTGGCGAGGATAATCGTGGGCGCATCTTCAACCTGACGAGCGAAATCAATCGTCTCAACAAAGAGATCCAGCTCGCTGGATTCGATCCTGCGAAAGATTTCACTTTTGGCAACGAGTTCAGGGTGGAGGCTAAGATCGAGTTCGATCAAGCCGAGCTGCTTCGTGGAGCTGTTGAGTTCGCGAAGAAGGTCAAGGAGGAGAAGGAGATTGAGGAAGCCTTCTTCGATCAGCTCCGCAATGGAGCGGAGCGTGCAAGGCAGGCGGAGCTTGAGTCGATTGCTGCTCTCCAGGCAGCAGAGGAGAAGCTTGCGAAGAGTCAAGCGCTGACGTTTGGCGAAGAGCGGTCGGCATTCATTTCCCAGGTGACGACCGACTTCGACCTACAGCGCGAGGCGATCGATGGCGTGGTTGATTCGGAGTTCAATCGGATCAACGCGCTTCTGGAATCGGACGCCATCACGCTCACTCAGCGGGAGAGTTTGGCTGATCTGATCGAGCTAATCGAATCCGAGAAGCTCGCGAACATCGACAACGCCGAGTCGTCTCGCCGGTCGAACGAGGAGCGCCGAAGCAGCGTTGAGACGATTCGCGATCTTCGCTCGACGCTCTCTACGCTGAGGGCGGAACTGAGCGAGTCTGGTGTGAGGTCGAACGAACTCACTGCGATCTTGCAGCAGGTGCAGGCCGCCGCGCAGGCAGCCGATGAGGACGGCGTGATGCGGCTCGCGGGCTCGTTCCGCCGACTTCTGGAGGTCGAGCAGGGATTCGGTGCCAGTTTCCTTCGCGGCCTGAAAGCGGGAAACGAGACCCTGTCTCAGATCGGCGAGAACTTCGGCAGCGAGCTGGGGGGTGCGTTCAGCGGGCTGGTCAGCGATCTCGCTGTTGGCGAGCAGGGATTCGAGCGATTCAAGGGCACCGCGATTCGCGCCATTGCGCAAATCATAGCCGAGTTCCTCACGCTCCAAGCGGTCCAAGCTGCAAGCTCGGCTTTTGGCTTCAGCTCTGGCGGTACGCTTAGCTTTGCCGGTGGCGGGGTCGCGTTGAGTTCGACGAGTGCGTCGAACTCGCTTGGTTCTCTCGGCGGCAAGCGCGTGAACGTTGGCGCATTCCCGACTGGCGGCGTCGTGAGGGATCCGACGCTTGCGCTGTTCGGCGATCAGTCGAACGCTTACAAGGGCGAGGCGTTCGTGCCGATCCCTGCCGACGCGAAGGGGATCCCCGTCGAGTTTCGCGGACCGCCGCCGCGAACAGAGGCCACGAGTGGGATGAGCTTCACCGTCAATATGAACATCAGCGCGATCGACAGCCGATCCCTGAATGACCGTCTCGCTCAGGGCCGAACTAACGATCTGATTGTCGGCATGTTCCGCGAGGCGCTCTCCGGTGACAACGCGACAAGAGACAGGGTGCGCGACATTTCAAGGGGCTCGTGAGGCATGGCGTTTAAACCCACGAGTGACGGCTTCGATTACGGAAACGCAGGATCCGATCACTACGGATCGCGGCTGCTTGGATACCTTGGATGGGAGCCGAAGAGCGGCGTGGATGCAGGAGTACTCGTGCGAAGTGCCTCCGCTGGGTCCAGTCGAGCTTTTGCGATCGGTGAGCAGTCGATCGCAACGAATGGAGAAGTGCCTGTTGCCTTCATGCGGCGTGAGAGTTTTGCCGCAGACGTCAGCGTGCGAGCCTTCTTCAAATTCGTGGCCGTCGCAGGAGTGGCTCTCACCGACCACGGAAGCGAGTTCGGGGTGTTCGCGCGCGCGACATCTGGCACGCTCACAGACGACCTGACTGAGTTCGTCCGGTACGTCGACGGTGACGCCTACGCGGCCTTGTTCACGCGGACGGGCTCGAATGAGTATTCCGCGAAGATCGTGCGTTGGTCTGGCGGAGTGGAGACGCTCTTGGCTTCGGAGAGCTACACGATCCAGCTACCGACGCTGGTTTCGAAGTCGTTTCGATTTCGCCTCGACGTGAGCACGAACACGAGCGGCGACGTCGACCTCTCGTTGCAGGTGCAGAACTTCAAGGCCCACTCGGTGTCACCGGCGCGTCCATCGCGAGGGATCATGTCGGTGAGCTCTGGGGACGGCCAGATTTTCGACGTGAAGAACAACTGGTTCGAGTTGTTGACTGTCACAGATTCGAGCGGCTCGAAGATCACAGGTGGTGGACGTTGTGGGTTTGTGACGGAGCGCGAGCGCGAGTACGACTCTGGCGCGACGCGGATCGTGACGGCGACGAGTCTTTTCGGCGTCTTCTCGCTGAATGACACTCCGCTGTGGGTTGATGACATGCTGCGGTCAAACTACCTGCTCTGCCGGCAATTCACGAGCGCGTGGGGATCGACGACCTACTCGCTCGCAAGCGATTTCACGAATGATTGGTTCTCCGACGAGCAGGATCCCACTCAGGTGCTCCGGCGCGACGCGGGTGGCGAGAACGTGTTGCAACAGAATCAGGGCAGCGGCGGCCAAGCTGTCGATCTTGTTCCCGGGACGGGCGACTACATCGAGCTGGATCTGTCGGATCCGAAGTACGTGTCGAACATCGTCGCGAGATCATTGACGAAATTCACGCTGTCGGTCTTCGCGAACATCGACACGAACGACACTGGAAACATCGTGTTCGACGACTTCCTTGATTTGGGCAACGGCACGAGTCTCGGCATGACGCTAGGCCTCAAGCCCGGCGTGGGCGCGAACACCTACCGCATGTTCGCGACGGTTTCCTCGCTCTCGAGCGGGTCTGGAACGACATTGGAGACTGCCGACATCACCGAGGTCGGGATGCTCTCGACCACGACGCACTTCAGTTGGACGATCAGCGCTGCGAATGACCGCGTGCGTTTCTACATCAATGGATCGCTCTCGGTCGAGCGGGCCATGACTGAGGCCCCCCAGCTCCGAGGCTCTGCAACGACGCGAGTGGGATGGAACGGAACGGCGGGCTCGACTACCGCGAACTTCTTCGACGGTCGGCTCGACGAGTTGCGCCTGTACTGGGACGAGCTCGACGCTTCGGAGATCGCTCATCTCTCCGACCCGTCGGCGGTGGGAGTCGAGATCGACAGGCCGAAGCTGCTACATGGGTGGAGCTTCGACACGGCGGAGTTCAGCGCTGGCGGATTCGGTTTCGACGGCGACTGGCTTAAGGCGGTCTATGGCGTAGCGCTTCCGACGTCGCTCAAGGCAACCCTGATGGGGGCCGCAGCGACAGTCTCCGGCATCGCCAACGCGGCTAGACCTCGATGCCTGTTCGGATCTCAGCGTCCCGTTGACTCTCCATCCTCGCAGCATCGGGGAATCAAGGTCACGTTCGAAAACGTGAACCAAACCGCTGGTGTTTTTGTTCGCGCTGGGTTCACCGACCAGGCCGACTTCAACGGTTACCGCCTCGACGTCCGCCCAGATCCAGCGGGTGAAGCGCGGCTCTATCGCGTGGTCTCAGGAGTCGAGACTTTGATCGCGACCGCGTTGGAGTCGATCGCGTTGAGCACGCAGTATGAGGTCAGGCTGTCCGTCGACCAGGCGAGTGGAACGTCTGCAAACTCGCCAGTCCTGCTGAACGTCTACCTGGATGGGATTCAAGTCGTGATGGTCGCCTCAGCGAGTGGCGACGTGAGCGCCGATGCAGCGGGCACGGTGAGGGACATGGCGGCTGATCGAATCCTGTCTGGGACGTTCGAGGGGTTTCACGCGCACACGCCGGGCGGAACGGATCCAATCGACTTCGATGATTGGGCGCAGGGCTACCTCGGCGGGATCAACTTCGCGCTCACTGGACCAAGTGTGAACCTATCGACGGAGATCTCCGGCGTGACGGGCAACCTCAACGACCTGCTCGGGATTCAGCCGACGCTTCCCCAACAGCGATTGCAGGTTGGGTTCTTGTCGCTGAGACAGTACGAAAGCGGTCATCAGCTCCGCATGACGCGAGACGTGAACTCACGGCGGCAATTCCCCGTGAGCGTTCAGGTACCGGTCGCAACGCTCGCTTTGTTTCGCAGCTTCTGGATCGCGCACCGGGCGCACACGATTCCGTTCTTCTTCACGCCAGAGGGCGAGTCTCAAGGCATATTCGCCTTCATCGGAAAAAAGTACAACGCTCAGCCAGTGTCTCACGACGAGTGGCGACTGTCGTTCACTCTCGGAGAGAGGATCAATCCGAGCCCGAACGCGGGAGCCCTGATGCCGCCGAGCGCGATCGCGTCTCCGATCCTCTGGGCTTCGGCTCAATCGAACGTCTACTCTGCGACGCCGAACACCTTCCCGGATTCGGCGGACGTCAAATTGGCGTCCGTCGTGAGCGGAGACGTGCATCGAGTGTACGGCGCGGACGTGGGCATGACGCCGGGACCGACGCTCGAGAGCTTTGGTCGTCATCTCAATGGTGCGCTCTCGACGGGCTCGGCTTCGAGCCAGTGGGCTTTGATCGAGTTCGCTTCAGCGGGAGTGATCAACGGCAAGCGATCGCTTGAGCCCCGTGGCAGCGACGAGTTCTATCTGGCTCGCCCGAACATCCTGCCGTTCGTCAGTCCGTTTTGGACGGACCAAGGCGGGTTCACGCTCATGGCTCACCTGATCCCCCCGACGTCGGGCTACGGTGCGTCGGAGCATATCTTCCATGTCGCTGACGGCAGCGCCAACACGATCATGCGTATTGGCTGGACAGACTCTCGTTTCTACCGCACGGCTGGCTCCGCCGGAGTCCTCGCTTCGGGCTACGACTTCGGCGGGGCGGTCGCAGCGAAGACGATCGTGGTGCGCTGGGTGCCTGGCGGCGACGTGCACCTCTGGGATGGAGGCGGCGCGTCAGTGGCTACCGCATCCTTCTCGGGCCTCTCCATGACGTCGGCGAGCCCAGCGGCGTCGCGGATCTTCGTCAGCTCGGCAGCCGAGAGCACCTCGATTCAAGCTGATGCGGGCATCGGGTCGAAGGTTTTCCCTCAGGACTTCGCGGTGTGGGATTTCGCCTTGACTGACGCGGAGGTTGACGCTGTGGCAAACTACTGGTCAGCGCAGTACGGTTCGACCTGGACGGCGCTGGTCCCATGAGAGACATACCCCAAGAGTTTCGACTCGCGATGAACGAACGTTTCCAGGTGGAGCCGTGGGTTTGGCTGCTCGAGGTGAACGTGCCGACCGATCCGCCGCAGGTCGTTCGGATCTGCAACGGCACCAAGAGCTTGGACTTCGACAGCGACAATTCTGGCACTCCGCACACATACAAGCCGACGAGGTTTTCGTTCGATCGAATTCGGATCGACACGGAGGGCTCTCTTCCTCAGCTTCCACTTTCGATTTCGAACGTGACGCGTGAGGCCGCGATTATCCTGATTGAACACCGCTACCTGGTTAAGCAGCCGGTTCGGATGATCCTGGTCAACATCGGGACGATCGACAACCCCGAGGCCAAGATCGAATTCAAGCTGGAAGTGAAGTCGAGCGCGGTTGCGAGTCGCGCCGTGACGTTCAACCTCTCGAGCTATTCGTTGAACTCTGTCAAGGCTCCGGTCCGCCACCTCAGTCGGACGATTTGCGATCACCCTTACGGCAGCGCGCTTTGCGGATTTGATATCGACACGCTGGACCCCAACCTGTCCACCCTTGGACTTTGCCCGAAAACGGAAGACGGCTGCACGCTCCGAGGCGATCTCGAAGTCGCGGCTGCGATGACACGTCAACACCCAGAAAGGATCGGACTATGCAAGGGGCTCGCTCTCGGCGGTCAGTGAACGTCGATCACCTCCTGGTCGTTCCGTGGATGGATCAGCACTGCGGCCAGCTCGCCTTTGCCATCCTGCACGACGTGCTTGGCCTTGATGTGCGCGAGCATGATCTCTGGATTGACACGGAGTCGGCGAACCTCGAGTCGCGTGTCGAGGAGTATCTGTCTTCGCAAGGTGATCGATGGAAACGAGTCGAAGCCCCATCGGAAGTCGGTGACGTTATGTGGTCAGTCGGCGCTCGTGAATTTGGCAAGAACCACCTATCCGTTGTGGTCGCGCTCGATCCCGTCCCGATGATCGCTTCGACGCGCAAGGCGTCCGGTCCTTTCATTCAGCGCGCCTCAGCTAACAAGCGCGTGCTCGGCGTCTACAGGTTCGTCGGATGATTGACTCGGTGATCGTGCTCGAGCCGCAGGGGTGGTTTGACAACCAGCTTCGCCGCCGGAGTGTCCAGTGGCGCGACGGTTTGACCGTGGGAGACTTGTTCCCTGGCTCGCCGGTCGATCGCATGGCGTTCAAGATCGGCAGCAGGATGGCTCGTCGTAATGACCAGGTGGGCCCTGGTGACGTTGTAGTCGGAGTTGAGTCGCCCGCAGGCGAGGCCGTCGTTGGGTTCATCATCCAGGTCTTGATTTCGGCCGCCGTTGGATTTGTCGTCTCGAAGCTGATCGGGCCGCCCAAGGCTCCCAAGGCCATCGGAGACGAAAGCAAGCCGAGCGAGTCGTTCAGCTTCGGTGGCACGCGCACGATCTACTCAGGCAACGGCGTCCCGTTGCCGCTCGTGTACGGCGAGCGCGCGGTCGGTGGTGTCGTGATCGGTTCGAACGTCTTCGCGAGTGGCAGCCCGCAGCCGCAGCAGGTCTTGACGATCCTGCTCGCCCTCTGCTCTGGACCCGTCGAGAGCGTGGCTGGATTCACGACCGATCGCGATGGAGTCACGGGTGCTGAGATTCCAGACGACCTATTGATCAACGAGAATCCCGCTTCTTCTTACAGCGGGATCGAGATCTCGGTTCGGTTGGGGTCCGTGAATCAAACGGCGATCGCTGGTGCACCTACCGCCACGCTTGAAGCGTTGATCGGGTTGCCGATCACCAACGAGCACATCGACGACGCTCTCCCGGCTGTCACCGACTGGTCGAACGCTGTTGTGCACACGATGGCTGAGGACGGTGACGGGTTCCTGCTTTCGATCGCATTCCTTAATGGGCTGTATTCGAGCGGCGGGGCGTCGATTTTGCCCGAAGAGGTTTCTTTCGAAGTGCGCTACCGTCGGGTCGACGATTTCGGCGTCCCGTTCGGCGACTACTGGCCCGGTGGGACGGTTGCCCCGACGCTCGGCATACCGTTCTCGGTCGAGCGCGCGCTGCTTGCGCCGTTCTCCGAGGGCATCTTCTTCCAACTCTTCGATCCAGCCCAGGCCGCTACAATCATCGCGTCCGAGGCGATCCACCTCCACAACGATGGCGGTGGATCCGGTGTCTACCTCGACAGCGACGGCACGGCAACGGATGGGTCGGGCGGTGGCGCGTGGCCGGACGACGGCTCAACGGTCGAGGCTTACTCGGTGGAGATGTTCGTTCGCCTTGGCAACACGATCAGCATTTTCAACACCGGGCTCGTGATGATTACCGACGAGTTCCCCGAGGTCGGCAACTCGGCTGTCCCGCACGACCCCGATGGCACTGGTACGATCAGCGCGTTCAAGGGGCTCTGCCTCTACGCCCGTCCGAGTGGAAGCAACACGCGCTTCGTCGGCTTCGTCTGGGGCGACGGAGTTGGTGTCGGCGAGGACGTCGGGTGGACCCGCTGCGAATCCGGCTTGGAGATTGACAACTTCGTCGGCGGCTCAGGTATCGACACCGAGGCGATCTCGGCGCCAGTCAGCCCTGACATGATCGCGCATATCGTCTGCACGTTCGAGCGGAACTTCGACGGCAATGGGAACAATCGTGGTCGGCTGTACCTCAATGGCGCTCTTCAGGCAACGAAAGTCTCGACGATCGATTTCAACTGGCCGGCGACAGCCGATCTCTACGAGTTCCCGGTCTCAAAGGTTCGTGGGCCGGTGCTCATCAACCACGTGCAAGGTGCTCAGTTTCTCGATTCCGTGATCCACGTTGGGCACAACGTCATTGATCGCGTCGTGCTCTACCGCGAGGCGCTGAGCGAGAACGATGCGTTTTTTAAGTACGCGAATGGCAACGGCGAGATCCCGAACCTCCAGACCGAACAGGTCGAAGCATGGTGGGAGATGGGGTCGGTTGATCTCGTCGACGCAGGCAGCGAGTTCGTGATGCTGGATCGATCCGGTAACTCGCACACACTGCGCGTCTACCAGGGTGCTCACGGGGGCGCGGGGCAACCGCAGAAGCCGACCTATGGCGTCGCGTCCGCATTCGTGATCCAGCCAGGTTTCGGACTCGGCGCGACCTTCATCGGTTCGCAGCTTCGGGGACGGTACGAGATCAGCATCCAGCGCGTTGATCTCGTCGAGGACTCCAACGACCTGTCCGACAAGGCGACGCTTGAGTCGTTGACGATCTTCACCTCGACTCGATTCTCTTACCCCGAGATTGCGCTGATTTCGATCCGCGTGCCCGCGCAGGATCAGCTTTCGGGACTCCAGCCGAACGTGAGTTGTCCGGTGCGTGGGTTCCGAGTTCCGATTTGGGACGGACTCAGCGAGAGCAACCCGACGTACACCTACCAGTGGAGTCGGAACAACGCATGGATCGGACTCCACATGCTGACCGCGAAGCATACCGGTCTCGACCGGTTTCACAGCTTGACGGATAGCCCGATCATCGCGAAGTGGAAGGCGTGGGCAGACTTCTGCGACGAGCTCGTTGACGACCAAGTGGCTCCGTTTGATCCGACCACGGAGGTCGGTGCGACGACTACGATGACGGCGCTCGTGACGGTTAGCGGGAACACGATTCGGTTCGAGACCGGTTCGGCTGCGCTTTCGCCTCACCTGATCCCGAGCAATTGGAGCGTCGGCGACACGTTGATTGTCAATTCTATGCCAGCCGGTCAGGTTTCGGACGGCTGGCCCGATGAGAGCTATTACCTTGTGGTCACCGCGCTGGGGAACAACACGCCCCAGAACTACGTCGAGTGCGCATGGCCGTCAGGGTTGTCGTACCCGCCCACAGGGTCAGCGACCATCGCGCTGAATGCGAGCACGATCACCTTTTCACGACTTGAACCTCGATCTGAAGCTGATGTGGTGGTCGACTCGGAGAATCAGTCCGCATGGGAGTTGTTGCTTGAGGTCTGCAACGCCGGGCGCGCTGTCCCTGTGCGCATCGGCGACCAGGTAGGAATCGCCTTCCAAGGCTTGCGCTCCCCAGTCCAAATGTTCTCCGACGCAAACGTGATCCCTGGCTCGGTTACGCTTTCGTCGCACAGTTCAGAGGAGGAGTTCAATTCTGTTGATTACCGATTCCACAACCGACTGAAACAGTATCGTCGGGACGCCAAGCGTGTCGACCATTCAGACTTGAGCGACGGATCGAACACTCAAATTGCGAGCCGATCGCTTTCGACTTCGATCATCACGCGCGCGAGCCAGATTGCGAGGGAGTCGCGCTATCTGCTCAATTTGAACAAGCTGATCGGAGATTGGATCGAGTTCGAGACCGCGGTCGAGGCGCTTGCGATCGAGCCCGGTGACGTGTTCTTGTTCTCTGGATCCGACCCGGCCTTTGGCTTCGCTGGTCGGCTCCCGGCGCAGCTGAACATCGGAGCGACCTCGCTGGCCGTGGACGTCGATGTGAACTTCGACGCTGGTGTGACCTACCGCTTGGCCGTGACGACTCAGGACGGGACGATCGAGCAAACGGTGGTCACAGCTTCGGCGGGCTTCTACGCAGCTGGCGCTTCGATTTCGATTTCGCCAGCGCTCGCCGGAACTGCGCTGCGTGACGCTCACTGGGCGTTTGGCACGCTCGACACGGTGACGAGAGAGTATCAGCTCACCGTGCTCGAGATCACCGACACGCTCACGGTGATCGTGCGCGGCGCGGAGTACAACGCCGACGTCCACGACGAGACCAGCTTTCCCGACTTGCCGACCGAGAGCGGATCCGAGCTGTATGACCCGAGCGGTGGCAATGGATTCCCACCGCCGCTTGCCGCCCTATCGGTAGAGGAGGTCGCTGGACCGTCGCCATTCGGGACAGTCGGCAGCACCGGGCTCTTCGTGTCGATCCAGCACTCGACCACGAGTGCGCTGCTTGGATCGCGGAATCAGGCGGGCAACGCGAACGACGTGGTCGTGACGGCGCGCCCAGTGTCTAGTGTCGCCAAGCCTGTGACGCTAGGCGTGATCGCCGCCGGGTCGACCTTCGGGCTTTTCGAGTTGCAGGGTGGCCAGTGGGCTCCCGGTACGCTGATCGAGGTCTCGGCGGCACCCAGCAGCCCAGCTGGTGCGGCGTCATCCCCGACGCGCGCGCGCAAGGCCCGAGTGCGGTTGTCCGGGCGTGGCCCGATGCCGACGGCCCCCCGTGGACTCGTAGCGACTCAGACCGGATCCAGCGTCATCTACCGCGTCCTGTCCCCCGTCGCTGGGTCCAGAGCGCGCCCGATCCGGGCCGAGATCCGGGCGGGCGGTTGGATCCTCGGTCAGCACGTCGCGACCGTGGTGCCCGGCGAGCCGACCCGCCCGAGCGACGCCTGGCTCGTCTTGCCCGAGGGCGCGATGGGCCGCAAGGCTGCGCCGCTCTACACCCGATTTGAGTTCGCGAACGGTCAGTGGTCGGACGCCTACATCTTGACCGGGTTCGAGCCGAGCGCGCCGGGGGCTGAGCTCAAGTCGGACTCGTACGAGGAGGGGCCGTGGGACTCGGTCACGGGAGACAGCGGCTCAGTCGCGTTGTCCGAGATGGAGAGCGAGTCTCAGCCAGACGGCGACGAGGTGCTGCGCTTCACCGATGCGAGCGCTTCGCTAACGGGGACTTGGACGTCTCCCGAGTACGATGTCGGCGCGGCGCAAAAGTGTGCGGTGTTCTTCGCGATCGAGGGCTCGCAGATCCACCCGATGACCTTCGAGGGCGCGGTGGGCAATTCGCGAGCCTATCGAGACTGGAGCATCGAGGGCCCGCTGTCCGACTTCCCGGACATGCCCGCAAGCTTCCAGGGCCAGTGCGAGGTCACGCTGGAGATCGCGTACTCGGACACAGCGACGCCGGGGACTGACTGGCAGGAATATCGCCCCGGCGTGTTCAGCGCGAGGTCTTTCGCGTTCCGCATCTCGGTCACCAGGCCGTCCGTCGAGTTCAATGTCTCGATTTGGCGCGGGGCCTTCGCGATCACCGAGCCAGCATCCGTCGTGTCGCACGCGGGGAGCTTCTGAGGTGGGCGTCTACGACCAGGAGGACATCCACCGCATTCGCACCGGCGGTGAAGCCGACCGTCTAGCGGCGACGCCGCTCGAAGGCGAACTCATCGCCACGATGGACGGCTCGTCGCCCGTGCTATACCTGGGCGACGGGTCGACTTCCGGCGGGTTCTTCGTTGGGCCGCTCGGTGGTTTTTTCGCCGTCGAGAAGCTGAGCACAGACTGCGGCCCGGTGACCGCGATTCCGTGGACGGCGCACCCAGTCCAGACCGAGGAGTTCGGTCACGACACGGGGGTCAACCCAAGCGAGGTGAGCTTCCTGGCGGGCGGTCTATTCCTCGTGAGCTGCTCGATCACGGTGACGTTCAGCGCGACGACCTTCTTCACGCTTCAAATTCAGCGAGATCAGTCGTCTGGAACCTGGAAGAACATCAACGGCGGAGGCACGATAACCTCTGGCGTCGCCGGCGACATCCGAACAGCGACGGCCTCCTGCATGTACGCATTTCCGCCAACCGAAAAGCTGCGAGTCGTAGGCAGCAATGGGCTGCTGACTACGACCAACACCGTGCTCGTCGCCAACTACTGTTCCATCGAAATTACCCGAATCAGGTAGCCCTATGTCCGAAGCTGATTTCACAGACATTGATCCGAGCGAGCCGCTCTCGAGCCTCTACCGAAAGATCAACGCGCGCACAAAAGCGAACCGATCCTTCGAGTCATCCCCAACCCCTCCATCGTCACCCGTTGCTAATCAGTTCTACGTCGACAGCATCAACGGGATTTTTGCTCAACGTAACGACGACAACACGGAGTGGATCTTCCAGTGGCTGATCGGCCAGGGTGCGCACTCGTTCGTTCGGCTACCAGAGCCCGCGACTCCGTCGACCGTTCAGGTTCGAACCGAACTCGACACGTTGCTTAACGCCGGTGGGTTCACCGATCTTGAACAGCAGGGCGCGGACACGTTCATGTTCGTCAGCTCGGCGTCTTGCCCGCTGGTCATCGAGATCCCGGTGCCCAGCGTCTTCCCTAGATGGGACGGGAGGCTGCACGCGGTCTACCTCGACAATGTCATCGACGCGGGGGACACTGTCGAGATTCAGCTCGAAGGGACGGGAACTACCGGCGCCCGCCTGACGCGCCCTGGGGATTTTTGGATCGGGCGTGTCGACGCGGCCGGGGCGTGGGAGACGCTCGCGACGAACGCGATGAATGGAGTCCAGGCTGTGAGCGCATCAGCCGTGAACGTGGACGACTTCACCGGGCTCTACATCGTCGAGACATCGTCGAACGACGTGACGCTTTCGCTACCTAGTCTCGGATCATTGCAGCGGGCTCGCGGGCCGATCAGCTTCAAGAAGACCTCGGCGTCAAACAACATGATCATCGACACGGCGGGCAGCGAGTTGATCGACGGCGCGGCGTCCGTCTCCTACTCGGCGCAGTACGCATCCGTGACCATCGCGCCCTACGACCAAGCCTACTGGATCATCTGAGCCATGACCGCACTCGAAGAGTCTGCAACGGTAATCGGCAAGGCGTCGAGGCTGACACTCGGAGCCGTCGCCCTACTGCTTGGCGCGGTCTCGTTGACCGGAGTTCGGATGTACGACATCGCGTCGGATTTCTCCCAGGAGATGACCGAGCGCGTGCTCGAGATCAACGACAGGCAGACGCGCATGGAGGAGCGTCAGATCGCGGCGCAGATTCTGAACAGCGAACGGCTGAAGGTGATGTCCGACGACTTCCGCGAACTGTCGAGCGCGCTCAAGGAGGGTCTCGGAAACGGGACGGAGAAACACCGGGAAATCGACACGCGCGTCCAGACTCTCGAAAAGTCAGTGGGCGAACTACAGTATCGAGTGACACGACTCGAAAAGTAGCAACTCGACATGGTCCAGAAAATCACAAACGCTCTGCTTGTGGCGACGTTCGTCGTCGTCTTGTTCACAGCTTCGCAAACCCGAAAGGTCACCGAGTACATGGAAAATGCAGCCCAACACGTTTTGTCCGGTCAGCAGTTCACCAGCGCTGGTGTGACAACAGAGCGCTTCATCGGGGAGGCGAAAGAGGATTTCCTCGCGCGCCACCGCGAGGTCGTCAAGGCCACGGACGGGGAGCGTTGACGTGCACCCCCCGATTACGTCGCAATGGACGTCGGGTGGTGAGCCCTGCGCACTCGTAACCGAGTGGATCGATGGCGAGACCCGTGCCCAACAGGAGGCGAGGCACGACGAACTCCTGGAGTTCCTCCAGGAGTTCTACCCGCCGGACCCGGAATGAAGAATGCTGCTCCGCCAATGCAACCGCAAACGATCCCAATGGACTCACTTCACGATGAAGCACACTCTCTTGTTCCTGCTCGCAGCCTTGATGCTCTCGGCATCTGGGTCCTGCCAGATCACTCCGCATGAGATCTCGCAGAAGGAGGTGGATTGGTACAGCGGAAAAATCGAGCAACTCGAAGTGGCGCGCGATCAAGGCGACCAAGAGGCAGAGGCGCTGATCCTTTCGGAGATCGAGCCGTTCGAAACCGTGGTGATCGCTCGGAGGGCTGACTACCTGACGAAGCTCGTCGCGGGCGTCTACCCTCCGGCGGCTCCTCTCGTCCCCTTCCTGCCGTCGCTGCTCGTCTCGTTCGGAATTCCGCTCGTCGGACGTCGTGGCCGTGAGCACTTCATCCGGGGGCTGAAGGCCATCGCGCCAGGCGTGATGGGCGCGAACGGCAAGCGCGGTCTCGATTGGCGCCTGGCCGTTGCGTCAGCGCTGCGCTATTTCGGGCCCGCGCACACCGAGGGCGGCAAGCTCGCCGTGTTCGCGCGGGAGACTGCGCCCTTAGATCCCGCGCATACCGAGGGTACAGTCTGATCTGACGGAGCAGGCCCTGCCGTCAGATCCGGCCCAACGCATCCGTGGTGAGTGCGTTGGGCCTTCTCATCTCGACTCGAGCGATACTCCGAATCAGTTTCGCGATGCCCGGAGGAACGTCTGGAGATCTTCTTGGATTTGATGGTAGAGCAGCGCCATCATCTCGACTCCAACCGATTCCACGCCAACGAGTCGGTCGAACTGAGATCTCGTCAGCTCAAGCCGAGTTCGGAACCTGAGCGAACGTCTGTTCGCTTCGAGCATCGCGGGGATGTAGCACTCTATGTCGACGTCGATCCGGTCGAGTCCATCTTGCGCTGACGGGATGCGAACGAAGTGGCACTTGAAGCCGCCTAAACTCATGGCTGGCAAGACGTCCTTGTGGCTGATCCCTTTCTTCACGACATCACCTTCCCCCCGCCTTGGATCGGCGCGACGGCACAGGACACGAGGATCTGCATTAAGTCGAGCTTGCTCTCCGGCTTGATCGAGATCATGCCATGAGGGCTGTACTGATACTCCCCGCTCAAGCCCTCTCTTAATTCGAACAGCGTGAAGCACGAAACGAACACGTCTGGATTGTCGCTCGACTCGATCATGGACTCGCAGATTGATCGAGCCCGAGCGATGGCGCGAGACCGAGATTCGACGCCGAAGCAAACTTCGAAGTGCTCCTCCCCGCCCCCCGGTGTCGTCGCGCATCCCTTGAATTTGAAGTACCTCATGTGTGCCTCCGAGGCTATTGGTGATTAATCAGAGGCCCGGCGAGAGAATCGCGAACTCTCGCTGAAGCCGCCGAAGAGCAGGGTAGTCGTCGCACCCGTTCCTGCACGACGAGAAGTTCTCCTTGCCGTCGACGAGCAGGTTGGATTGCTCGAGCGGATCGACGGTCAGGTCGTACAGCTCGCTTCTGTGAATCGACACGTCGCGCATATCGTAGAAGCGAATCAGCTTGTGGGTGTCGTTGTTCAACGCCCGGACGAGCACGTTTGAATTCGCGCCGAGGTCGTCATAGATCGAGTTCTCACCTAGTCCGAAGTCGATGACACCTTGTCGGTCGAACTCTTCGGAGAGCGAAAAGCTTCGCCCTGTGCTGGCGCTCACGTCGGCGAACGTGGCGGAGAAGTCGTTACTGTCACGTGCGCCGGAGCGCGAGACGCTTTCGATCGCCGCGATGGTCTCCCAGATGTCGACTGCGTGGACGAGGCCGGTGCAGGTGCCTGTGTCGGTCACAGCGGCGCCCCGAACAATGAGCGGACACCTGATTCCAGTCTCGTACACGGTGCGCTTCGCGTGCTCGGGCACTTCGGGGGCAACGGTGCTGTTCGAATTCGAGCCGTTGTCGCCGACGATCCAGACGGTGGTGTCCGTCGCGAGATCGACGGCGCTCGAGGCCAGCAAGCGCGTGATCTCCGAATCCATCGCCTCGACCGCCAGGCGGACAAACTCCCAATCGTACTGGGCCGCATTGACTGACGTTGGGATTCCTTGATCGGTCATGATCTGGGAAAACGCATCCCAGGTCGAGATTCCCTGCTGGGCTGCCAGCGTGATCGAATCGAGCAGCGCGAGACGACGGACTTGCGATGCAGCCGAGAGCAATGCCGATGGCGGAAAGTGCAGCGGAGTGTGCGGCGCATTGAACGCGACGACGCAGACGAAGTCGCCGACCTGCGCTTCCATCCAGGTGATCGCGTCGTCAACGGTCACTGTCGTCGCGTAGTTCGCCGCCGTTTCCCCACCGAGCGTCTCGCCGGGAGTGCCGACGTCGACTCCATGGGGGAACGGAATCGCGTTCGGCGAGAGCTTCGTCCAGTTGAAGTAGGTCTGCGGACTCCCGAGCAGCGTGTTTGTCGAGAGGTTCGCGAACGGGCCGAGGTATTCGTCGAATCCCATCGTCCCAGCCGGCGATCCACCTGGCTTGAGCGGAGCGGTCAGCGCTCCGTTCTGACTCGACCCCATGTGCATCTTGCCGAAAAGCCCCGTTGTGTGCGTCCCGTCGAAGTCTAGCGGAGCCCAGGCTTCGCTGCCGTCGGGGAGTAGCTGCGCAGCCGTGATGTTTTCGAAGATCCCGGTGCGATGCGGGTACTGACCGGTAAGCATCGCGGTTCGCGTCGGCGAGCAAGCGGGCTCTGTTCGAAATTGCGGGTAGGCCACTCCTGCCACGGCGATCGAATCCATGACCGGGGTTAGAGGCGGGTTCGGAGTCCCGATCAATGCGGCGAAGTGACCGACGCCGGAGAGACCCACGTCGTCGAGGATTGCGATGATATGCTTTGCCATGATTTAGTCGCGCTCCCAAGGCGCGGCGAAGTATTGAGTCTGCGGTTTCGGTGGAATGAAATTCTGACGGGTGAACGAGTAGCGCTTGTGACCTTTGTTCGTGACCTCGACGTCTACCAGGTATCCGGCGGATCGAATGAAGTCTAGCCCGTCTTCGAGGCGTTTGCTCAGTTGTCCGGCCTTCAGGTCGACCGCGATCTGTCGAGGGCCATTCATCTCCTTCCCTGCGGAACGAGCGAGGCGCGCTAGCTTGTTGGCTTTGATCGGCCCCAAGTACGCATCGCCCTGCGATGTGTCCAAATTGAAGAGTCCACCAAACGCGGTCATCTCGGTGGATCCGCTGCCAGTAGGTTCGGCGGTGAGGAAACCGAAATCGAAGACGTACCTCAGGACCGTGACGGACAGCTCCTCGTCGAGTAGCGATTCGAGCGCTCCGTGCGCCGCGTGAGTGAAGGCTGCGTGCCACTTGTCCGCGAGCGCATCGAGGGCGAACGCCTGCCCGCGTTCATCGAGTCCGGCGACCCAGGCGAAGTACATCATGCGTAGGTACGCGGAGAGCCTGCCGATGCGCGTGCTCCCAAAGACGATCTCGATCTCCTTGCCGATGCGCTCGCCGTGATCGCGATCGAGGTCGAGGGCCACAGCGCATCGTCGAACAGCGTCGCTCCAAAACAGATCTCGGATCTCGGTTACGGCCCGTTTGAGGTCGGCGTCGCTCGACGGCGAAGAAGGAGAGCGAAGTGACTCAGTCGAGGTCAGCGTAATCATGCGGCTCGCAACTTCGCTTTTCCCGTCGTGGATTGGCTCGACACCGTTCATCAGCAGCGCGCCGCTGATTCGCTCAATGACCGTGCCGGTGTCGCTGTTGCCCTTGCGCTTTTCCCGAGCTCCGAGGTGGGTCGCCTGTAGCAACGTGCCGAGGAGTGCGGGAGTCACGTCCTTGGCCTCCCGGTTGTCGTCGATCGTCAGCATCTCGCAGGCAAGCCGAGAGATCATCGCCGCTGCCGTTGGCACGCTCGAGATCTTGCGACCGTTGACGAGGTAGGAGGCCGCGTCGACGATTCGCGTTTTGCCCGAGCCCGACGCCCCCTCGACGCGCACGATGGGTATCGTCCCGATCTTGCGCAGGATCGGAAGGCAGACGATCCAGTAGACGAGCATCATGCGGTCGCCTTCTGACATCGACGTCCACTTGAAGACCTTCATTGCTCGCTCGACGCCGCCGGACTCGTCGCGGTAGTCGAAAGGCAGGAAGTGCTCGCCGGCGACGGCTGGAACGCGCACTTCTGCCATCCTGGTCTTCTTGACTGATCCCGCGCTGATGCAGAGGATTCGGCCAAAACTGTCGCCTGTCGGGAAGTACACCTTATCGCCGTCGACATGAGACCACGAGACGTCGGCAACTCGACGCGCGCCCCTCGAAAGAAAGTAGATCACCGCGGCGATGTAAGATCGATGGCTCGTCTTTTTTTGCGTCACGCCAGACGCGAGCCAGAGTAACTCGCTGAATTCGGGCGTGTAATTCGCGAGGCCGACTGCGATGCGCACGCTACCTCGAACCAGGTAGAGGTCCTCTGGAGTCCGAAACGGCGTGTACCCCATCGAGCGCGTAATTGTCTGCGCGACGAAATCACCCAGGTACTCGTCCGATACTTTGCGCTCGATTGCATCGATGACCGCGATTCTGTTAGGCGCGTACCTCTCATGCTCGTCTTTGACGACCGCGCCCGGAGACGGCGGGACGTGAGGGTGGGGCGGCTGTTCGGGCGCCGGTGGGACCTGGGAGGCTTGAGACGAGTCGGGCGGGAGAAGCGCCAGGTTCGACGCCGAGCTCTCGGGGGCGGACCGCTGAGCAACTTCGGCTTCCTGCTTTCGCGTCTCCCTCACAGCCTTGCGCACCTTTGCGACGCGGCTCGCCACGTCGGCCTTGCTGACGTTTTTCCCAGCGGCCTTTGCGATGGCTCCACTATAGCTGTCGCGGATCATTCGCTCGTCGATGCAAGCCGACAGCTCGATCTCCTCGCCGAAAGCATCGAGGCGCTCAACCGGCGACGCCTCGTGATCGATTCGCTTGGCTGTCTCCTCGATGCGCGAGATCACCACGTCGATAGCTGCACGTTTCAGCTTCTGAAATTCGGTAGCCGCCCTCGCGCCCATGAGCGCGTACCACTCCGCTGCATCAATCTTCGACGCGATCACTTGCGAGACAATCCACTCTCGCTTTCCATCTGAGACATCGAGCGCCTCGATGATCTCCCGTCGGCGCTTGGGGTCAGACTGTTCGAGCTCGGCGAACAGCTCCGGCCCCAGCGCTTCGAGCACGTCATCTCTCGCCGCTTGCTGCTTCGGGGGTAACGGGAGGGTCAGGATCTTGCTCACGAGTCCCGCCCGAACGAGCTTGAGCGCGAGTCGGCGCGCGCCCCACGTGCCGCTGCCGCTGAGTTCGTTGTCGAAGAGGATCCAAACACGACCGATCCGATTCGCCTTGCACTTCGCGACGAACCTCTTCAAGTCCGTCGCGTTGAAGGAGACGGTGATCGGAGACACCACAGTCTCGCCGATCGAAGAGATGGCGATCGTGTCAGTCATCCCTTCGAGCACGCCGATCTCCGTCGCGCCATTCATCACTGTCTCGTTGTACAAGTGATTGTTGTGGATCGCGGGGCTGATCCACGGGCGCTTCTCCGTGTGGACCGAGAGCTTGTGGTACTTCGGCGCGAAGCGACCCTCTTCGGCCCGGGGAGTCCAAGGCGTCGATCGCCCGATCAAGTAAATGGCGCGGCCGTGCTCGAGGTATGGGAAGGTGATGCGCCCCTCGAATCGCGTGTGCCACTTACCGTCGGGACTGTGCCAGCCGAGACCGGAAGCCTTGAACGCGGCGCGCATCCCGCTGCCGGTTGCCTCGGTCAGAACGCGAGGAGGAAGTGGGCTCGGCATGTAGCCGATGCCGTAGGCGCGCACAGTTTCGAGATCGAATCCCCAGGAGTCCTCGATCCACTTGAGTCGCTCGGGGTCTCGCGCGAGCAGCTCGTGCGCGATCATCGCGAACATGTGGACAGTGTCGAGCGTCGGACTGCCAGTGATGCGGGACGAGTCGAAGGGGATCGCGAATTGATCGCAGAGCCAGATTAGCGCCTGGGTATGCGCGCTCGATGATCTCTGTGCAGCCCCGTGCGAAGGTGCGTTGCCACCCGAGAGCGCGTACTCGACGAGTTGAAAGAGATCTCCGCTGATCCCCGAAGACTGACAAGCCTTGCAGTTCCAACGGCCCGTCTGGACATTGATCTGGAGAGACTCTCTTGACGCGGAGTCATGGCAAAGCGGATCACAGTAGACCTCGGATCCTGAAGTCGATGTGACGGAGAGGCCGAGCCTGGCGATTAAGTCGGAAGCGTCGAGGTGCGGGCGAAGTAGGTCATAGACGGATTCTCTCGGCGGGTGGTGGCCCATTGTGGTTGGAGACTTCCTGGCTATGCGTTGAGCTCGAGTTTCGGATCCCACCCGTTAACGAGGAATTCCCCGAACGTCCGCCTCCTGGCGCTCTTCTGCTCCCGCGCGAAATGCCGAAGACCCGTCTTGTCGCCAACCAAGGTGAGCGATTCCGAAGCACGACTCGCGCCCGTGTACAGGAGGTTGCGGTCGTGCATGTGCCAGTGCGAACTCGAACCTACAAGCACGACCATGGGCCACTCGCTCCCTTGTGATTTGTGGACCGTCATCGCGTAAGCGACTTCGATGTTCAATCGTTTCGCGGCAGGGATGGTTACTTCGCGTCCATCTTCCGTCACGATCTCCATCGAGCCACCCTTGTTGATTTTCGCAACGAGTGCTTGGGTGCCGTTGTACAAGTCGAGCTCGTAGTCATTTCGCGTCCAAATCACTCGGTCACCGGGCAGCGGCTTCGGGGGCTTGCCAGCCTCGGTCTCTGCCGGCGGGGGATTGCCGAGCAAAGACTGTCGGAGTCTCTGGAGATGCGTGTTCAAAGCCCAGGTCCCGAGCGGACCTTTGCGCTGCGGCGCGAGCACTTGGATGTCCCAGGCGAGATCGAGTGGACGATCGAATGGCTGTATTGGCGCAGGAGACGTGACGGCGAACTCGACGAGTTCGCCGATGTACTGAGCGGCTCCCTCTTCGTGGCCCTTTTCCGTCCACTCGATGCCCCACGACGGTGATTCCTCGACGACGACAACCCCGTCTAGGATAGCTGAGATGTTCCGCGCGAGAACTCCCGCGTGACGGACAATCTTGCTCAGCACATGGACGGACTGGGGGTAGTGCGACTTGGCGGAGAGAACGTCACGGAGGATCGCCCCCGCGCCGACGCTGGGGATTTGGTGATGGTCTCCAATCATGATCAGGCGGCAACCATCGGGGAGCGCTTGAAGTAGCGAGTGGAACAGTCGGACGTCCACCATCGAGCTTTCATCGAGGATTACAAGCGATGTGTCGAGCGGTTTGTTCGCGTTGCGCTGGAAATGGAAGGTGCCAGATGTCGGTTCGTACATCGACCCCAGGAGACGGTGGATCGTCGAAGCTTTCGCTTGAGTCGAGTTCGCCAACTTTTTCGCGGCTCGGCCCGTCGGGGCACACAGCAGCGGCCTGATGCCGTTGCTCTTGGCGAGCTCGACGATCGCCTTGACCATGTAGGTCTTGCCAACGCCTGCGCCGCCTGAAATCAAGGCAAACTGCCGCGACGAGAACCCGCCGAGCGCGGCAAGCTGACCCTCGTTTAATGAGCTGACGATCTCACGAGCCTTGTCGCTCTTGATTTCGAGCGGCGCAACGTCGGAATTTTGAAGACCAGCAAGCAGCCGCTTGAACACCTCGGTCTCGATTACGAGCAGGCGCGAGTCAGATACGATCTCATCGCCGATCGGCGATCGACTCAAGGTGAGCACCGATCGGTTGACGAGATCGGAGATGGTGTTCGTTACCGCAGATTCGGCGTCGAGCGTGTCAAGTCTCAGCTCCTCGAGCGCGGACTGAAGGAGCCCGCTCCTGGTCGTCCACGTGTCTCCGTTGCTCGCGATCTGGTCGAGGCAGTAGGCGATACCCGCCTCGAGGCGCATCGGCGACGTGGACTTGATGCCCAGTTGTTTCGCGACAGTATCGACTGTGCGAAAGCCGAATCGAGGAATCAGCTCGATCAGCATGTAGGGGTCCGCGCGGACCATGGCCGGTGCGTTTTCGCCGAGCTGCTCGACAATCTTCGTTGCTTGTGCGTTCGTCCAACCCTGATCCGTCAACCTCGCGAGAGCGTCGAAGAATCCTTTTCGACTGCTCCACATCTCAGATGCGAGTCGAACGATCTCGACTGAAACGCCGGATCGTTCGCTGATCTCGTCGGGGAATTCGACGAGTGCGCTCGAAGCTTCGCCGTCTGAGCTCAGGACCAGCGCGGCGTCGACGACTTTTCGAGCGCGCGCAACACCGAGGCCCTTGAAGCTCTCGTGGCTGGCGAGCAAGTGGACAAGCGCGTCTGGGCTTTCGTCCATCTTGACGAGTCCGCTTTCGACGGCGAACTGCGCGCCGAACTTCGGATGATGCGTCCACGATCCGACACCCTCGAGGATGTCGCCGATGTTCGCGAAGCACTTGCCGGCAAATCGCACGGTTGCGCCGTGCTCATCCTCCAGGACTCCCGCCATCGCCGGAGACTCGGGATTGGCAAAAAACACGCGGCGGACCGTCCCGCGAATCGTAACTGATTTCATCCGATTACTTGGCCGCGCGAGCTGGTTTTTGCTGGCCTTGCCAGCGCTCGACGTCGGTGGCGCCAGGCTAACTTCCGCCCATCGCCGAGCAAACGAGAAAGGCTACTGATTTGAGAAAATCTTCGCAGCGGCTCGGAGGAAAGCTCCGGCAAGAACTTGAGCCTCCGCGCGACTGCCGGCGAGATGCACCGGGACACGTTGGCGGACAGTGATCTCTGCGATGAATCCCAGGACGGCGGCAGGCGGCACGCTCGAACGATAGTTGCCATGCATGAGTTCTGTCACTCCGACCTCCACGATCACGCAGCGAAAGTCGTAAGCCCGAAGCAGCTCAAGCTCGCGATAGAACCTTGTGCGGGACTTCATCGCTGTTCCCACAAAATCCTCCATGCTCTTCCGCTCGATCGCGATGCGGTGCTCAAGTCCATCGATGGAGTAGTCTCCCGCATTGAGCTTCGCGCGGACAAGTTCGACATCCTGCCCCTCGAAAGTCCAAGGGACTTGCTCCCTCGTGTCGACGACGATTCTCATCACGGAGATAATACAGAGTCGCCCACGACAGAGCTAACTGCCGTGGGCGACTGTCGCGTCACCACGCTGCCACACCCTTCTGACCCCGCTCGAGGTCAGAAGGGTGTTTGGATTTCGCTGGGGTCGACATTCTCCTCGGGGTCATGCAGCAAGGTCCGATGGAATTCAGGGGCGCGGCCCGTACCCGCTTCAGCTGCGGGGACTGAGACAGCTGCGGGGACTGAGACAGCTGCGGGGAATGAGACAGCTGCGGGAGTGGTCGCGTGGGCGGCCACCGCAGGACTCATCGTCGCCTGAGGCATGCCTCCCGGTGTCGGAGTTGCCGGCGTTTGGCCGGCAACGACTCCAGCGACAGCCTTGAGTGCCGGGCCGAAACGTGCGCGCATCGCGGCGAGATTGCTCGCGTCCGCAGGCTTGAGGTTCCCGCGCAGCTTCGGCGCCTCAGCGTTGGGGCTGAGATACTCTGCCTGCATGCGCGTGCGCCCCTCCCACTCCCTCGATGTCACGTCGGCGATCACCATGACCGAGGGCGGGGCTCCTTGGATCGCGTCGAAGTCACCATCCCAAAGCCCGCACTCGACGAGACCGCGAACGAAGCCGTCATTGAGCTCGGTGCCGCCACGTTTAACCACGCAGGTGTAGTTGTCCACGTAGTAGCCGACCGGCCATTGAGGCGACCACTCCTTTGCTTCAGCAATCCACTTGCTGTGGATCGCGAGGCGGTAGACGATAGAGCCACTCCCGGTCTTCTCGTTCGTCTGGAACGACCACGCGACGGGGAACGCGCGGTAAGTGCCGTCTTCGGGCACAATTTGCTGTGTGTAGTCTTCGAGTTTCATTTTCAGAGCCTTGTTGTTGTGATGATGATTCAGATTCGTTTTCGTTCGGTTCGGTTCGGTTCGCGACAATGTCATTTGATGCCCAGCAAGGTCCAGATCTCGCCAGGGTTGCTTAAGTCGTAGTTGATCGAGGTCTGGAGTGTTCGGCTCCCGGCCATGTGGCTCGGAAGCGCCTGGGTGTAGATGGTCCGAGTCCCTGCGCCGACGCCTCTGTTCGACCCCCTCTCGACGGAGACGTCGAAGTTCACAAATACGAGATGGTCACACCACTGGTTCAGGCGAGCCTTGATCGACCCTTTGCCGTTCTTGTCGCCGCTGAAGATGTGCGGCTCCCAGCGCAGGTACGGCTCACCGCCAGGATTTGGCACCTCTGTTGCGAACTCGTGGGCGATGATGCAAACGTTCAAGCCCTTAGCACGGATCCGATCAAGGTCGGAAACGAATCCGTCGAACTCCGCAGAGACGTACTGCCAGCCGGCGCCCCAGCCGAATCCCTCGATCGTGTCGACACGCATGCCCTCTTTGGTGCGCTTGTGCACGAGGACGTGGTCAGCAGCTAAGAGCTGCACGACGGTAGCTGAGTCGATCACGATCGATCGGACACCCTCGGGCGGATCAAGCTCGATGTTCGCCAATCCCCCACGTAGCTCAGCCCAGCTCTTCGGCGTTGCGCGCGAAACATTCAGCTTGCGGCTTCCCTCCTCGAGGTCGATGAAAAGAGGGCCCGGAAGAAACGCGGCTGCGGTCGTCTTGCCGACGCCGGTCGGTCCGTAAAGCATGATGCGGTCCGCGCCCTGGATAGTGCCGGATGAAATTTCCAGTTTGAATCGCTCGGGGATCGTGGCCCTTGGGTTGACGGTGACCGCCCGACTCGGGGCGGGCGGTGTAAGCGACCGACTCGGGGCGGGCGGTGTAGGTGAAGGCGAAGGCGAAGGCGAAGGCGAAGGCATGGGTGTTGCTTTTTGAATTGGGGTGATGCAGGGATGCAGGTAAGTGATGCGGAGGCCGCTAAGCCTCCGCTGAGTCGTCGTCGAGCTCGCGGTGCGCGACCCCTCGGAAGTGATACCCGTCCGGCGCAGGATCTCCGGCTTGGGGGCGGATGTTGTTCGAGCAGAGTGCAAAATACTGGCAGCGGCCAAAGTCCTGGCAACTATCAGGGTTCCGATGCATCAACTGATACGCCTGCGCGTACTCGATCAGCTCTGCCTGCTGAAGGACGTTGTCGATCAGCGTCTGGAAGTCCTCGGCGGACCGGTAGACCGGCATGCGACGGAAGTACTTCTCCGGCTGATCGCCCATGTCTGCGGTGAGCCGCGCGCCGTACATGCGATCAGTCTCTTGCCCGTTTAGTTCAGCCGCGTCGATCTCGTCGAGCGAGAAGTGCTCGTCGTAGTAGACGCCGCCTTTGTCCGGCGATGCGAGGGCCTCCTTGCGCATGCGACCTGCGTCTTTTTTTGCCAGAGCTTTGGGCCGAATGGTTGGCTTTCGCACGACGTCGTAGACGATGAACACGGGAACTTCTTCGTCGGAAATCGCGTACAGTCCTACTTGTGTGTCGAGCGGCAACTTCGCCCAGTACATCGAGTCGTCACCGATATCCGACGAGGTGGTTTTGCGTTCAAGCAGCCCCTTGCGACCATCTTTGTCTCGGATTCGCAGGTCGCGTCGCCCGCGGAAAGTCTTGCCTCCGACATCGAAGCTGAATCGACCCTCCGCGTCGATCACGTCGAACGATTGGTCCTGGTAGTACCACTCGTAGGCGGCAAACATGCGGCGGAGCTTTTCGGACCAGAGCGACGATGGCGCTCTTTTGCTGATGACCTCGAAGGGGTCTCCTCCTTTAGTCCGCGCCTCGTGGGCATCGTGCCAAAGAGTCCCGACGTCACGAGCTTCGGCGTCATCGTGATCCGGCGTGAGCCGGAGATTGTAGTTGAGATCGTACTCGGTGAGGCACCTCCGAGCGCACGCGAGGGATGAATTGGTGTAGCTCTTTTCCTTTTCCATGATTTAGCTCCTAGCGTTTGGGTTTCTGATTGGCGTCGGGGAAGGTCACCCGATTCGCTCGGCACACTTCGGCCCGATGCCAGACTCGATCGACTCCGGCGTGGTCAGCTTGCGATTGCACATGACGCAGTGACCGGCGACGTGCAAGCGGTATCCCTCGCCGAACCAAAATCCGTGACGATCTTCTTCCGCGCCACGGACGGCGAGGTCGACCCAGATCGCAAGCGTCTGCTCTGTCTTGGAGGTGCCTCGCGACGAGTAGTGGTAGCCGTCGAGCACGAGACTAGACGGATGTGTGAGTTTGTAACGATTCCAGGCACTCGCCAGCTGGAGATCGTCGTTCCAAAATGCGACCGCGGCGAAATCGCTCTCGTTGTTCGGTCCGACCAGTAACGAGAGGATCCGTCGGCCCTCCAGCTTGCCCCGAAGTACAGTGTGGAGTTTTATTGTGACGTGCTTGCCCGCCGGTGACGCGATCGTGTACGTGCCGTTGTGGACGCGCGGGGCTCGAGCTGATTGAGTCGTAGTCATCGCTTGAGTTTTCCACCCAGCGCTCGCTCGAGTCGCGCGATCATCTCGAGCGACGGCGTAGTGTCGCGCTCCCATGTGGCGATCGTTGATCGGTCGACGCCGATCTTGGCTGCGAGCGCGACGACGGAGAGCCCGGCGCGTTGGCGCAAGCGGAACAGTCGCGCCGGGTCCCAGCCGCTCACCGATCGCTTGCGCGGTCCGGGTGACTTGCGGCCACACGTCGGGCATGGCTGGCCCGCCTCGACGTAGCGTGCGCGCGCCGTCTTGCGCCCGACGGCGGACGCTCGCAGAGTGAGGCCTGCGACCTTGCGCCTGGTTTTTGAATCCTTCATGGCCTGATTGTCAGCGGTCGGGGCCATCGCGCAAGCCTCTCCGTGCGGGCTGAAAGCGGTGTGCGCGCCTAAGTCTTGATCCTGGCCGGCTTTGCGAGGGGCTAATAATTGATCCCGAATTGATGGATTGTTATTGACCCCACACGTCGATGGGCTACTATCTATCCATGCCTCGCAGTGAGGCCCGAAAAAAAGAACCAAGATCCGAGCGAACCAAGATCTCGAGCGAAGGAATCAATCAAATGACTACGATCAACATCTACCGCAACGACGTCTGGGCAGGCACTGGCACGCTTACAGACGACGGTCTCATCGATGACTGCGCTGCGATCCTGGGCCCCGACCAGGACGCGAGCGACACGACCTACACAGCGATCGAGGACGCGATCTCAGACGAGCCCCAGGATGATCGGTACACCGGCGCTGGCAGCGTCGAGCGGCCTGACGGCACGTACACCTGGACGCTCGAGGAGGTGGCGCGATGAGACGCTACACCATCCCCTGGTGGCTGGAGCTAGGCCGCCCCCCCGGAGAGACTGGCCAGATCGTCCAGTCTAGCTACGGCGTCGATCTCCAGCTCGGAGTGGCCGTGCGCCACACCATCGATAAATCTGACGGCGCTGAGTCGTGGGCCATCTGCGACCTCACCTACGAGGAGCTGGGCGAGCTGGAGCACTGGTGCTCGGATCGCGGCGCGCCGGACGTGGCGGGCGTCTGGAGGCTGGTCGAGGCGATCGTGGAAGAGGTGCCGCAATGAAGCACTACACCCACGACGAGTGGCTCGCTGGCGCGGTCCTCGATGACGGTGTCTACTGGCGCGAGTCCAACGGCGAGAGCGTCGAGGTCGAGTCCGATGGTGTCGCGCAATACGGGTTGCGCGGCGACGCGAACGGCTCGATCACGGTGCGCGCGGGCGTGGGATACGCGCGCTCCTATCGCGACGGCGAGGGCGTGGGGAACGCGATCTCCGATCGCGACGGCTATGGCGAGGGAGACGCGATCTCCAATCGCGACGGCTATGGCGAGGGAGACGCGATCTCCTATCGCGGCGGCGCTGGCGCGGGATCCGCGATCGAGACGGACGCCAGCGGCACACGACGTCAGGTGGATGCCCCCTCGATCGCCTACACCTGCGCGGCAGGGAACGGCTGGCTGCGCGTGGGCTGCGAGCTGCACGATCTCGCGACCTGGTGCCGGGATGCGGACGAGATCGACGCGCGACACGGCGACGGGATCGCTGAGCGGACTCGCGCGCTGGCCGAGCGGCTGGGGATCGAGGAGGTGCCGCAATGAAGCACTACACGCACGACGAGTGGATCGCTGGCGCGGTCCTCGAGGACGGTGTCTGGTGGCGCGAAGCCGCCGGCGAGAGCGTCGAGGTCGAGTCCGATGGTGTCGCGCGATACGGGCTACGTGGCGACGCGAACGGCTCGATCACTGTGCGCGCGGGCGTGGGATACGCGATCTCCGATCGCTTCGGCGACGGGGAGGGATACGCGCGCTCCATACGCTACGGCGCTGGCGAGGGAGACGCGGTCTCCATACGCGGCGGCGATGGCGAGGGAGACGCGATCTCCAATCGCGACGGCGAGGGCGCGGGATACGCGATCTCCACTCGCGACGGTGAGGGCGATGGATACGCGCGCTCCTATCGCAGCGGCGCTGGCGCGGGATACGCGCGCTCCTATCGCAGCGGCGCTGGCGCGGGATACGCGATCTCCGATCGCGGCGGCGATGGCGAGGGATACGCGCGCTCCTATCGCAACGGCGAGGGCGAGGGAGACGCGCGCTCCTATCGCGGCGGCGCTGGCGCGGGATACGCGATCTCCGATCGCGGCGGCGAGGGCGTGGGGAACGCGCACTCCACTCGCAACGGCTATGGCGAGGGATACGCGCGCTCCTATCGCAACGGCGAGGGCGAGGGAGACGCGATCTCCGATCGCGACGGCGAGGGCGATGGAGACGCGATCTCCAATCGCGACGGCGAGGGCGCGGGAGACGCGATCTCCTATCGCGGCGGCGATGGCGAGGGAGACGCGCGCTCCTATCGCGACGGCGAGGGCGAGGGGAACGCGGTCTCCTATCGCTTCGGCGCTGGCGTGGGATACGCGATCTCCGATCGCTTCGGCGCTGGCGCGGGATACGCGCGCTCCTATCGCGACGGCGATGGCGCGGGGAACGCGGTCTCCGATCGCGGCGGCGATGGCGAGGGAGACGCGCGCTCCTATCGCAACGGCTATGGCGATGGAGACGCGATCTCCGATCGCGGCGGCGCTGGCGAGGGAGACGCGATCTCCGATCGCGACGGCGAGGGCGTGGGGAACGCGGTCTCCACTCGCTTCGGCTGCGGTGCGGGATACGCGCGCTCCGATCGCGGCGGCGATGGCGCGGGATACGCGCGCTCCTATCGCGACGGCGAGGGCGTGGGGAACGCGGTCTCCACTCGCTTCGGCGCTGGCGCGGGATACGCGCGCTCCTATCACTTCGGCTGCGGCGCCGGATCCGCGATCGAGACGGACGCCAGCGGCACACGACGTCAGGTGGATGCCCCCTCGATCGCCTACACCTGCGCGGCAGGGAACGGCTGGCTGCGCGTGGGCTGCGAGCTGCACGATCTCGCGACCTGGTGCCGGGATGCGGACGAGATCGACGCGCGACACGGCGACGGGATCGCTGAGCGGACTCGCGCGCT